GGTTTTTTTGGCGGCTTCCCTAGTGAAGCTCCATTATTCCCCTCAAATGTGTGGGGGATTTAGAAAACCCCTCAAATGTGTGGGGGATTTAGAAAACCCCTCAAATGTGTGGGGGATTTAGAAAACCCCTCAAATGTGTGGGGAGTTGTAGAAGCTCGTTTTGGCTGGCTGTGGGGATAATTTTTGTCAATCGTCTCGGCAGTATTCATAAACGCGATTCAGTAAAGGTGATAAAGCGACAAAGATCAGACGGGCATCTTAAAAACTCACATTCGCGCCCGCCTTGCAGGTTATCTTGTGCGGTAAAAACATCCCAACTAGCTTTAGTGCTCCAAGGAATAAAAATTGCGCCAGTTTTAGATTTGTTAACTATCCAGTATGCAAAGGGCGGTGACGCTTTCTGTTTTTCAATTTTGTATCTTTCGTCCACGGTTATCATGCGGAAGCCAAATTCATTGACTGACCCAAAGTCCCTGCTGCTTTGCTTTACTTGATGCGGAACCGCTACCTTAATATCGCATTCGTCTTGAAAAGCATATCGCTCATTTTCGTTAGGCGTTACCCTGTGGAAGGGCAAGATGACATCGCGCCCGGCGCCTTGTATATGTTTAGCAACAGCAAAAACGGCGTCGCGACTTGATTCTAAATCGCTAGTGAATTGTGAGTAGGTTTTACTGCTCATTGAGGTAAAGCCTCTTGGAAGTTATCTATACTATGTATTGCTAATCGTCTCGGCTGGCGAAAATTGATTCATCATGGCCGTGGCGATGTCCTCCAAGGCGTGGCACATATTGTATAAAACCCACTCCTGCCGGCTTAATCCGCTCGGCGGGTTGATTTCTCCCCCAAGACATTTCCTTGACATTTCACAGGACAGCTTCACGCGGTAAAGAGCGGGATTCCGTTGCAATTCTGTTTTAATTTTGGGTTTCTTGTCGGGATTTTTTTTGGGCATAGCAGGATTAAAGCGGCTTCACTTCAATGATTTTCGACGCAACCGCAAAGCGGGTGATGTCGGCGGTATTTCGGAGTGAAAATTTCCTCATGGCGTTCTCCCGGTGCTTCTCCACCGTCTTAATGCTGATCCCCAAGCGGTCGGCAATCTTCTGGTTAGTATCCCCGAGGGCGATCAATCGGATTACTTGGGCTTCGCGTTTGGTTTTTACCCTCCCTCGCGGGAGTCCATTGGGTTTTGGTGCGCCCAAAATTGCCATGATCAGTTTTTTTGGGCCGTCTGTGCGTTTTTTCATAGTTTGTTTCTCCTCCCGAGGCTCTGCCTCGGACTCCGATCCTCGCCGGATGGTCGTTCGGGGGTAACACGGGGGGGTTCGTGGGCGCTTTGCGCCGGCTTTTTCGATTTTTTCCGTTGTCGCGGGAGATATTCGCCGTCCAATCCCTCCCCGTAGCAGTTCGGACAGCCGTATTTATCGTCAGTCCACATTTCAAATCCGCAAAACCGGCAATTCATATCACCATTTTTTCTTATCGGCCCACCAAGCCGCGCTCATCTTGCCTTTCGCGATGTTTTTGGCGTGTCTTGCTTTGAAAGATTCTCGGCGGGCGCGATATTCGGCGCTCTCGCCTTTCTTTTTAGGGCTTCCCGTCACGCCTTGCTGTCCAAAGCGGATCAGTTTTTCGAGCGGGCCTTCTTTCGCGACTACCGCATGGCTTTTTGTGGGATGGTTCGGGGTTTTTTTTGGCTTATTGTATTCGGTAAAGCCTTTCTTCTTGTAGGCGTCTTTCATTTTTCCTCCTTTGTTGCCGGTAATAATTTGTTTTCCTCGATGTGGATTTGCTGCCGGGACTCGCTTTCCGCGATTCTGCGGCGTAATTCGTCCAGCGGGATAAATTCTTGCTGAACCGTATGCTCAATCTTGTCGCCATACTTCTTGGCGTTCCATTTTCCTATTAGGCGCATTCTTGTGTCGATTCGCACTCGTTTGTCAGCGGGGTCGAGGATCGGATCGTCGGCAATTTCAATGCATTGGTCGGCGATCACATGGGTTCCGGCCTCACGGGCGCGCGCGGAGAGTTGGGAAAATTCCCCATTTTCTCGTTCCCATTTGAAAATCGTGGTGATGTCCGGCATATGGGGAAGGGCGCAAATCGACTTCATGGTATTGCCCTCAGAAAGCAGAGTGATAATTTCCTCGACCAGTTCTTGGGAGTATTTCGAGGGTCGGCCAGGTCCTCGTTTTATTTCTGCTGGCTCGGTTTTTTCGGTGTCTGACATTTTGCGGATTTTGCTTTAAATTTTGTGTTTGACCTTAAATCGCGCGTTTAAGTAAAATATGTATTACTACTTCTTTTTATTTACTGGTTTCTCCCCGATTTTTTTCCGTATTAACGCGCCAGTAATTTCGCCGTCTTTCTCAATGAGAATCGGCGTGTGTCCTGTTTTCAGCGTTTCGATAATCCAATCGTAGGCTTCCCTAAAGCTCGTGATTTTCGCGTGGATTTCCGCGCCGGCCTTTAATGCCTTTTCTTCGCTCAGAGTCATAAAAAAATCCGTCACCGGCTGTGGGCCAGATTTCTTCAGAGCCATTCGTTTCAGATAAATTGTGACGCTGGTTTTGCGGCCAGCTAGACGCCGCGAGAAAAATGTCGCGTGATTGCTGTTTTCGGCGTCATTAACCACGCTCGGAATCATGTAGATTTCGTTCGCATCGTAGGGGCCGCTGAATTTTTCGCAGCCCTTCAATTCCGATTTTGTTGATGCCCGGAAATATAAAAGCGGGTTGGTCGATTTAAGCATAAGCGGTGGTTCCGTTTTTTAAGTGTTGGTTTCCATCTTGCAGGGCCATCCAGAGCATTTTTGCCAGCGGCTCCACTTGGTGCGGGCGGTATCTGCCAACCACAGAGGGCCAGTTCCAGATTCGAGCCTCGATCAGACCGCCGGTATGATCCAAGCTCCAGCCAAGTTGCAGGTTTTCGCACTTGCCAATCATGTAATCCGCGGTGACGGCGGGATTGTCGGCGGGATAGTCCTCGGCAAATTCCTCCAGGGTGTCGGATGGTAAATTTCTCATTGTGTCAAATGTCTCGGCAGATTAAAATGGGATGTCATCTTGGCTCTCGTGGCTTTTTTCTACATGACGCTGTATTTGCTTTACGGCTTGATCCAAAGGAACTGCGTCTTTTGCATTGCCAAGAATAGGCAACTGCAATCCGCTTTCGCGTTCTTGCTTGGTCATGCTCTGCTTCACGATCAGTTCGCCGCTTTTGGTTTTCAGAATAATGAAGTTGGCATAAAGCGAATCTGTTCCGTTATCGCGCTTAAATTCTTTAAAACGGGTTTTATCTAATTTTTTTAGGTCGATTGAAAATGTGATCATTTTTAGGTGGTTGGTTGTTGGTTTATCTAGGGAAATTAGTCCGAGGTATCATAGAGTTTTGTTATTTGTCAATCGTGCCGGCACAATTTTGATACTCTAATTTAGCAGCGCGATATCTTTCACCTTCTTCATCAGTCCATCCTTTCGGGTTTGTATTTTTAATGCCTGCTATTTTTAATAATTTGAAAAATCTTTCATATTTCTTAACTGCCTTCCACCCCCACCTCAAAATTTCTCCATTCCTATCAACCCACCAATAATTTTCATTATCAGTTTTTATAGTTTTGCATGGAGTGACCTTACCAACCCAATGAGGATCTTTATCATTTTTTAGTCGTGTTCTTGGTTTTATATCCGCAAAACCAATTACTATTAAATCTCCTGCCTTGTATCCTCTTCTGTCTATGATGTTCCCGGTAGGAGCTTTTGTAACATCAATTATTTCATTTATAAGTTTATCTGTCATGTTCTGTGTTAATGATTTTTGTAAACTCCGATAACCGCCGGAGGATCGGCTCGCCGCGATCCGACGAGAGCATTTTCAAAAAAGTTGTTCCCTCTGCGTTTGCAGTCCAAATGACCGGCATTTCGTGGCTAGTGCGGTGTTCCAGTAAGTCAAAAAATTCCAATTCGGCCCTCTCGGTGAATTTATTTTTCCCCAAATCATCAATAAGCAAAACCCTTACTTTTCGGCATTTTTCTAAAACTTCATCGGATGTTGCCTTGAGTTGCGCGTTATCCTGCCATTGGTCAGCACAGGCTTTTGCGTATTGCGTTGCTGTCAGTCCATAAACTCCAACCCCGCTAAAATGCAAACGCTTTAAGAGTAGCCATGAGGCTCGGGTTTTTCCGCTGCCAGCCTTCCCGACAAACGCCAGCCCTTGTGGCGAAACCTTCCAAGTCCTGCATTCGCGCAGAAATGCCGCTGGAATGCGATTTAGGTCGCTTTCGCGGTAAATGGGTGGACAGAGGCTAAAAAACGCTTCTTGGCGGCGTTCTTGCTCTTCTTCGGCCTGTTTACGCTTTAATTCCTCAATGCGCTCGATATCGCAAGCCTCGCACAGGATTTTCATTGTTGGGAAAAACCGTGCAAAGTCCGATCCCGGCATTGGGACGAGATTTTCGCAATCTAGGGTGGCGCAGGGTTGCATTATTAGATTGTTCAGATTTTCCATGCCCATTTGCTTTCTTCAGTTTTTTCTGGTGCTAAAACCGGCTCAGTCTTGCCGAGCCACATAATGACAAACTGCCGTGTTTTTTTCCGTCCAGGTCGGGCCGTAAGCCATGCGTCCATTTTGCGGGACTCGGCTTGCACATCAATATCTGGATGATGCCGTCTCATTTCTTCCCAAAACTCTTCATCGAGTGTGTAGGCATTAGTGTGCCGTGCGGCGGAAACGCCGCCTTCTTCTCCTTCCTTTCCATTTCCATTACTTTCCTTTCCTTTCCTTTCCGTTGGGTTGGAGCTTGGCTTTTGCTTGGATTGTGCTTGGGTGTCTGCTTGGGTTGTGCTTGGGTTGTGCTTGGCTCCATTAACTCGCGATGCTTGGGTTTTTGCTTCGGATTTAACGCTCCCGCCCAATTTCCCAGCCTCTCTTTTGATTTGTACCTCGGCTTGTTTAGCCAGCGGGAAAAAGGACACACACAAATTGTCGCCGTCCCAATCCCACAACAGGCACTCCTGTTGCGCTTCAGCCTGCGTAATGCCGCAAGTCTGTTGCCATTGTCGGTCTTTCCACGCCCGACATTCAGCAATAATCCCGCCATTTTCTTGGTCGGCGCAGTAGGCGAGTAAGCTCAACCAAGTCGCCCTTTCAACAGGTTCTGCCCCAACAAAGGCCGGGGATCGTAGATTTGAAATTTCAAGGTTTAACCAACGCATATATTTTATTCCGTGGGTTCGGTTTCGCGCCTCCAGCTAAATGGCAACCGCTCGCCCTCGGGCAAAAGCCAAAGATGTCTCATGTTGGCAATCGTCACCTCGTCAGTTTTAGGCGGATAAATCTCGACGGCTTCCCGCTCGGCAAACCCGATCTCGTTTTTGATCCGTTGCAACTCCTCCCAAGTAATTCCGTCCAGCCATCGGCCTTCACTATCAATAGCTGTCCGGCAAGCGGATATCCGCAAAATGCCGGCATCGTCGTGGATTTGGGCGCAGTAATCGCGGCTTCGCCATACTTCCTTGATAGTTTTAGGCGCATCTTCCTCGGCCTCGGCCCCCCATTGCTCACGGGGGATTAGTTGCATCGTAACGCCGAACTGCTTGTTTTGCAGTTTAAGAAATTTCCTAGCTAGGTAGATTTGTTTTTTGTTTTCCATTATGATAAATTCTTTTGATTGATAAAGTTTTGCATTGCTGCTTGAAATTTGATTTGCAGGACGGCCTGTTGAGCCTGCTCCAGCGCGATAAAATTTTCCGCATCCTTCGCCCTGGCCTTCCAGTTAGCCCGCGATTGCGCGTAACGATCCAGCCGCCGTGACAATTTGACCACGGCCTTGCTTAACATTTCCAGCCGGTTTGCCGCATCGTTGACCAGCATTTTTGTCTGGTTCACCTCTTCGGCCTTGGGGTCTTCCGAATCCGGCTCCTCGATGTTGCTGCCCAATGTCCGCAGGGCGAGGAAAATGTTTTCGGTTGGAATCATTGCAGATAATTGATTTCGCTCTGCTTTTTCATCGCCGCTTCGCGGATTTCTGCATCTTGGTTGATTTTACCTATCAACTTCAGCAATGCCTGACATTCCGCCTTCCATTTGTTGCGTTGAGCCACCAGACCGCAAATGGCTTTGTGGCTGTTCTCAATGTGTTCCAGCGTCGCTTTAATCAACGCCTTGTTCTTTTGGGTTTTTGCGGCCTTTAATCCGGCCAGGATGTCTTCGGTGTTCATGGGTTGGGTTGGGTTTGTTGGTTTTGAAAAATTGCAACTACATCAGCAACGGAATTAACGACAAAAACTTGCCAGCCATTGCCGCGCATTTTGTCATGGCGTGTTAGTTGCTCCGGGCGGGGCTTCCCGCCCCATACCTTGACCTCGAAAGCCATCGCCTTGCCTTCAAGGGCCAATGTGAAATCGGGCCAGCCCTCGGGCAGGATGCTTTTGCGGTTCATCGGTGGGCAGATAAATTCAATCCCGCGCATCCGTAGGTAATTGGCGATGTCTTTTTGTGCGCTCTTTTCGTCTTTTTTAATCGCTGCCTCCCGTAATTCGGCGCTGGTTTTCCCGGCGTTCGGGTGTCCAACGGCCTTGGCGTGGGTGGCGCGATCCTCGGCGCTCATGCACCGCAGGATATTTTCAGGGAGGACATCGGCTTTCATTTTCCCTCCTTCATAAGCCGTTCCCTCTTTTCTTAATTTTTCCCTGCTTTTTACATTGGTTGCGGAGTACAATCCACCCCAAGCCTACATCTTCCAGATACGCCGCATATTCTGCGTAATCATCAAAACCAGCGGCTCTCGCTACCTTATTGTTTTCCTCGGCCTCTTTCTGTAATTTTTCCAACATTTCTGCTTTTGTAGCTCCCATATTATTTCCTATTTTTTTCGTTAAATTGTTTCGTGCGCCACAAATCCAGTTCTTCCCAAGCCGTGTCGTGAATCTGTTGTGCAACGCAGATTGAAGTCAAAGCCTGAAAAATTCGTTCTAGTTGAGCTTCGAGATACGAAACCCTTGATTGAAGTTGGCTATTTGTTTGTTTTTTCATGTAATTTACCAAACATGCCAAGATGTCCGCGCTTTTTTTGCCCATCGGATATATTCTTCTGCAAGTTCATTAGGGCAATCATTCCAACCTAAATCGTAGTCCTCATTAAATGTGATATTGATGTGTTCAAATCCAACAAGATCGCGTGCTTCGGCATGAAGCGCGTCGATTTTTTCATTTAATCCGTTACTTCTTTTAATCAGCTTTGCGACATCTGATGCGATAGCTTTTAGCCGACTTATCTCTGCTTTTGACATTAAATCTTTCTCTATTTCTTTCTCTTTTATATTCATGTTATATAAGTTTTTTAATTTGACATTTCTGGTATGTTTAACCAATGCGTTACAGCCTCGATGACGGGATCACCGCTGATGTATCTCCAAGAGCCATCGTCTGCGATATAGCCTGTCCACGGCTGGCCGTCCTCAAGAGCCATGACTACCGATTGGCCTTCGGTTGGTGGTTTATCAGCCGGTTGCCATGTGCAGATTTCTCCGATAAGACCAGGAGCCGCCTGTATCGAGCCGATATAAGTCGTTTCTCCGTGGCCTCGTACCAATTTATCTGGTTCGTCAATTATTGTGGTATCCATACAATTGCTGTCATGCCGGAGGCGTTTTGTCTCCGTTGGTTGGTTTTTTGGACTTTCCCAAGCCGCTTTAGCTCGGAAATGCGCGGGCGGATTGAAAGAATGCTCAAGCAAAGTGCCGCCGCGATTTCGTCTGCCGTCATTCCGGCTGGGTGTTTCTTTAGGGTTTCCAGCGCCATGCCTTGCAGTCGCTTGTTGTCAATTTTATCTGCGGCCTCGGCGCTCGTTCCTCCAGCCTTGCTCCCGGCCAAGGTTGGGTAGGATGTCGCCGCCGCCCAAAGGGGAAGGTCAATCATTGGATTCCTCCTTATGATTATGATTGCGTTCGTAGAGCATGGCGTCTGCGATTGCGTAACAACCTTTCGCAGTCCTATGCGGTGGGTTAATCATGTGCGCCCGCCCCTGTAAAGCCATCCCCGCGAACCAGTCTCGAAGGGACATTCCGGTAATAGGTGATTCAATCCAGTTGTTATCTTGACCAATGATCCCCGGAATAGGAAAAGCGGCCCCGCCGTCATTTAACTGCGCGTTCTCCGTGGTTAAACTCATTTCGCAGTCCCTACCAACCATCATCGGAACATCTTCACCTAGTAACCAATCTGCGGAAAACCCAAATGTTAGCTCAAATAATTTTGCTTGTCTGTATTGGAGATCTGTTGCACCGCAGGAAACTTTTTTGATCCAAGAATCACTAAGGCCGGTTTTACTTATTAAATAATTAACATTGCCCTTTGGCCCTAGCTTCTGACGCATAACAGCAAACCGTGTTTTTAATTTTGAAACTGCCATTATAATAACCCTCCTTCCACTTTTTGGATTTCGTCTGAAATCGCCCCCAAGATTTGCCAATCGTGCTTCGTGTACGGGTCTTTCATCGGGAATCTGGCCTGCTTAAATTCCGAATCTACAAACTGAATCGTGAATCCCGCCTTGTCTCCGCACTTGTATTCGTAGGTGGTTGCTATGGTTTTTTTCACAAGTTCCAGCTTGGGCCGAGCAATGTAGGGGGCTGGCTGTTCCATATTATTCCCCCTCCTTTTTTGCCCACGCTGGCAGGCTGATTTCTTGGATGCCGTCAAAATATCCGGCCCATTTCCCTGTCTTTTCGCACATTTCGAGTAAATCGAGGTTGCGAGCGTTCTTTTCGCGGCCTTTCGCGATGCTTGCTTCGTCTAACTTGTAAATCGCAATGGCATAGGGAGCGGCTTTTTCTACGGCGATAAAGTAAAACCGCGACGCTCCAATCAAATCGAGGTAAAATGCGGCTTGTTCCGCATACCCAAAATTGGCGATTGTTCTGGCGAACGCGCCAGGGCTGGCGTCATCCGTCGTTTTAATATCCACGAGAGTCTCGTAATCCTCGTGCATTGTATGGGCGTCGATCCGGCCTTTCAGCATTGTGCCGCTTTCGCGCCGTTTAAACTGCGAAACCTCACGATCTGCGTTCTTTAGGATTTCTCCCGCGATTTCGTGTGATGCAATTTGATCTGCAATTTGCGTCAATGCAGAAGCCTGCTCCGCGTCGATGATTGGCGCGGTTTGAGAATCGCGCCATGCCTTGCCTTCCTTGGATCGAAAATCCATATCGGACGGCTTGACTGCGAAACTTCCTTGAAGTTTTTGTGGCTCTAGGCAAGCCCTGTGAACCAGTGTCCCGAAAATCATTGCCGGTGTCGGCGTGATTGGCGGGGCATTCAGTTTTGCCCAATAGTGGGATGGAGAGCGGCCCATGAGTTTCAAATTGCTGATGTTGACGCCCGGAGCTTGGCGGTAAATCGCCTCGTCCAAGTCGTAAAATCTTCCTTCGGTGTTAGGTGAAAAGTTCATTATTCGATCTCCTCGATGATGCTGTTGATTTCGTTAAGAGCGTGACTTGCCAACTCGTCGGAGAGTTCGCTAATCGTTGATGCCTTTTTTGCGCCTGAAGACATTTTTTTAAGAGCGCGCATAAAACCTCCCTCGGGAACCAGCGCGTCTCTTAGCGCAATAGCTAACTGCTTTTGGGGGGTATCCGTTTCAATTTCTGGAAAGGACTCTTCGACCACTTCTTTTGAAGCGCGTGGTGGCTTCGGAGCGGCGGCTGGTTCTTCGGGAATTTCGATTTCCGTTGCCAGTTCAAGCGTCTGTTCAAGAACCGGCGTTTGGCGAGGGGGGCGCGTAAAAACAGGCTTTACTGCTGCTGGCTTTTCTATTGTTGCTTGTATGGCTGGCAACTGATCGGCGTCCTTGTCTAGCGCGTCGCGATATTCTGAACTGAGCGGCAACCATTTTGACAGGCGGCGAAAAGCGGTTTTTTTCGCCATTTCGTCAAAGTCAGTAACCCAAGGCCCGGAATTTCCCGCCCTAGAGCGATTACGAATCGCTTCAACTTCCTCTAGCGTCATTACCTCGGCCTTTTCTGTGCCGTCTTTAAAGCGGCAAATCGCATAATAGGCATAGGCGCTTCCGCGTGGCCGGCGAAAATCAATTTGATGACGGCCTATTTGGCCGCGATCATATTCAAAAATATCGTTATCGCAGATTTTGTCTGCATGGACATTGCTGATTTCGCCGGTTCGCATAGCGAGTTCCAGCAAGCCCATGTATGAGATAATCAACTGGCATTCGGTAACGCCGCGCTTGCGGTTTTCGTATGGGATTAAATAAGCGCGACGGCCATCCGGCTCGATACCGCATTGCGAAAGCGTAAGTAGACTATTAAAAAAGCTGGCTTGGTCGCAATCGGCCAGTTTCGGCGTCCTCGTCATAGCCGTTATTGCCACGCGAATAAAACGCTCGGCTGGTAAGTGCTTCGGCAGAGCCGCCGCGATAGCATTTTTAAATTGTTCGCCTTCAAGTAAACCTCGAAGACCTTTCTTGGGTTGGCTATTGACAACCGCCCCTGTTTGTGTTGTTGTTATTTCGTTGTTCATTTCGTTTGGTTCCTTCGTTGACCCCGCTGGTTGTCCCCAGCGGGGTTTATTTTTTGGGTTTTGTTTGCCGATTGTCTCGGCGGGGTTTTTGCAAGCCGGCGTCGCGCCGGTCACAATAAGATTCAAATTCCCTCAAAACGCTTTTTTGGCCGGCTTGGTAGCCAATGTGCCAGCAAGCCCACATGGAGCCGAAAGCGAGGGAGGCGAGTAGGATGGCTTCTTCGGGATTCATAGTTTCCATGCGATGTAGCCGAGCAAAACGGCTGGCCCGAACTGCCACACGGCTTCGAGCGTGTAGCCAAGCAGGCGGATGAGGGTTTCGTGTTCCATTAGATTTTAACCTTGTTGAAGGCCGCTTGGGGTTTGTTGGCGAAAATTGCCCGAACCGTTTTTTCGTCAAAGCGCCACACGCCGCCGACGCGGTAGGCTGGAATCTTCTCAAGGCGGGCGAGCTTGCGGACTACGGTGGGGGTTACGCTGAAAAGTTTGGCGATTTGGTTTGGGGTTTTCATTTCGCAGCCTTCGCTTTTTCCGTCTTGGCTTTTTTGATTTCGAGTTTCCGCATCGACTCAATCGCTTCCGTGATGAGTTGGGAAATGGGCCGGTTAAATTGAGCCTCGGATTTTTGTTTGATGTATTTGTGGGCTTCGATTGGGAGGCTGATCGAAAATTTAATGCACGGGTTGTTTGGCATGGAAATACCAGTAGCAATTCGGTCTTACCGGTAGCAATTATTTTTTTGCAAGGTGGGGGAATTACCTACTCTTTTTTATTTGACAGGCGCATAAATAAAGGCGCGGCAGGCCGAAATTTATTTTCTACCGCATAAATAAAGGCTCTGCGGACGCCCTCTATTTTTCAATGCGTGTCAAGAGAAAATTAAACCATTTGGAAACGCTGATCAGAAAAGGCTCGGCGGGCCATGACGCAATTTCTAAATTTTCACACGGTTTAAAAAAAATAGTTGCGGCAGGGAGCATTGGTGTTACTGGTGCGACTGATGAAAACACACAACAAGGTCAGCATTTCCTTACGCATGGATTTGCTTACCTACATAGACCAGTGCGTCGCGGATCATAATAATGACCCCTCAAACCTGTATTGCCCGACGGATCGCAGTAAAATGGTTCATAAAGCCATTGCGCTCCTAATGGAGCATGAGGCAGTGCAAAACCAGGGAAACCACCCAGCCAAGGGCAGTGCTGGAAATGTTGTACTGCCGTCCGAGAGCTACGCTGGTGGATCGTCAATAGCTCGGATCAAGACTACCCGCCGGGCTGGAAATGCGAAATAATTGACCTGACTTCTGAAGATTCGTGGCAGCAGGGTGGCAACAGCAACGCAAAACTATGATAATCAAAGGCCGAATTTCGATTCGTAATCGGTAGGTCGCGGGTTCGAGTCCCGCCATCGGCTCCCCTTAAAGATCAATGCAATATGGCCGAAACCCTAGATTCTAAGAGGCTCGGAGGGCATTTCGAGGATGTGCTAAAACGAAACAAATGATCGCGTTTGATTTCAAAAAAAACGCAATCCGTGGCAACGGTGGCAACAAAAAATGAAGACTAAAAAAACATCTGTCTCGGTGACTAAATTCAACCTGCGCGGGAAAAAAGTTTTCCGTCTGCGATACAGAATTGAGTCAAATATCAAGAGGCTGTTTTTTGAAACATGGGAGGAAGCGCAAGCCGCAAAAATCTCCGTGCTAGAACAACTCGAAACTCGCGGGACAGATTCATTCAGCGTCCAAGGCGAGTCTGTTTCAGACGCATTCAAAGATTTTAATAATTCGAGGCATCCCAAAATGCGCGGAAACCATCTTCGGCTATCACGGTGGTGGAATGAAAAATTTGTCGCGATGTACGGCTCCTCGCCGGTTCGCGGCATCGGCCCTCGCAACATCGACGCCTTTTTAGGAAAGGGCGGTTGGAGCGGAACAACGCAAGGCCAAGGCTATGTTTACCTCCGAATGGTTTTTAATTGGCTTGTCCGATACGGCCATGTTGAAAAGTCGCCGGTATTACTAGCGGATGTTCCCGTTAAATCTGGCCGGCATCATCTACTAACTTGCGCAGAGGTGGAAAAACTTTTGGCTTTTAGCGAATCATCTTCCAGGCTTCGAGCGTGGCTTGCGCTCGGATTATTTGCTGGCATGAGACAAAGCGAGGTCGGGCGAGCATTGCGCGAACATTTGCGCGAGCAGGAGATTTTTGTGCCGATTACCAAATCCACAGAGGCAATTCCTCGACCACGCTATGTGCCGATTCAGCCGGCCTTGTTGCGCTACCTGCCGGAGCAATGGGACTGCTTGGATGAATGGCACATTAAAAGAATGCGAGCGAATCTGTGCGAACACATGGGATGGAAGGCTTGGCCAAAAAACTGCCTCCGTCACACGGCGGCATCAATGCACCTAGCGATGTGGCAGGACGCCGGCAAAACCGCGTTTTTCCTCGGGCATTCGTCGCCCCAAATGGTCAATAAAACCTATGCGCGGGCAGTGCCGCAATCAGAAGCAATCAAGTATTGGAATCTATGAAAACAAACCCTGAATATAACCGCGAGTGGAGAGCCAAAAATGCAGAGTACGACAAAGCCCGAAAACGCCAGTGGTATTTAGAGAACCGCGCCAAGCTGGTTGAAAAAGCGAAGCAACGCCTCTCCAGGGTTAGGCAGCAGGACGGGCCGGTTTATCGGGTCGGCGCGACCAAATCATATTTGATCGCCGACGGGCGGGTTTATTTTAATTCCAAGCTCGGCTTTTCCGAGGATGAAATTTTAGAAATTGCCCTCGCTATGCGTCGGGCCGCTCGGGATGTGGCTAAAAATTTAGTGCATGGTGAAACGGGTAAATCTTATCAGCCAAAAAGAGCAAAAAAAAACTCCGGCCCCTCGCCGAGCTAGGTTTTAAGCGGCTCTGCGGGCCATAAAAATATTTTCATTTTCTTGAAAAAATGTTGTTGACGGGAAATCAAGAGGGTGTAGAGTGGTTGCAGATCGGAGGCACAACGCCTCCGCAAACCAACCAAAAAAAATGCAAAAAAACATCGACCAAATCATCGCCGAAATCACCGCCAAATCCGAACAGGGAAATTGGATTCCAGCTTGCGGCGGAACCGAAATTCCATTCCGTTCCCGTTCTGGAAAAACCCTCCTGTATTGCTGGCAACCCTCCACAGGTCGCCATGCCTACCTCGATTGCGGGACTGACATCATCCTGTCCCATGAAGAATCAACCGCCGCCCTCGCCATCTAACCTTAACCAAAGCAAAAAATGAAAAATAATACACGCAAAATAACAAAAAGTAATTTTGAACTTGAGCTTTACGGCATCAATGGCGGTGTGCCTGTACGGTGCCGCCCTTATGTCGAGCAAGGCAAGCGTCTTTACCTCTACTACGGGAGGCTAGCCGACATTCATGGAATCCATGAACACATTGGCACATGGCAAGGCGGCGAGGGCTGGACATTCGACAAGCCTGTTATGCGGTTACTCAAAGACAATCCCTCGTTTGTAAACCAATAAACTAAAAGCATGAGTAAACCCACCACCCACGGCGGCCAGCGCGAAGGCGCTGGCCGGAAAACCGGCAGTAAAAACAAAAACGCCAAAGGGAGGACAGCTGTCACCAGATCCGTTTCCATGCAACCGGAGTCTTGGAACAAGCTCGATGCTCAACGCGGGACACTTTCACGCGGAAAATATATTGAGAGCAAAATTTAATACTCATCACCTGGAGCCGTATCCGCGTCAATCATTCCGGGCAGAAATGCGTATTGTGTCGAGTTCCAGCGATAAATTGTGTTTGTGCTAGTATCGACATAAATTTTCCCCGCGCTGCCTAGTGCTGGAAATAAATCTTTGCTTGGAAATTCCATTAGAAAAGTAGTGGCTCCATTTGGGGCTTCCGGCTCCCTGACATACAAAGCCAAGCGAAACTTCACCTCCCCATTGATTGCGGCGCCTGTATTGTTTAACACTTGAACCTGTGCGGCCCCAAAAGTTAAAGAAAATGCAGGGGTATTTGATTTATAAATAGTTTCGCCCACTTGCATTTCGTGAATTGCCGCAACATCAAACATATATGACTTCGTTCCAAGAGGGTATGAAACAAGTAAAGATGCGGCGCTTTGCCAGCCAGTAGCCGTGGTGGTGATTTGAGCAAAATTATTCATCGTTCGTTCATCATGGTGTAGCCTATCGCAATATCTCTAATTACGAATGGCTTGTCTGCCGGAATATCTGCCTTGATATTTAATCTGGCGGAGTAGCCAGATAAAAGAAAAGCTACCTTGTTTCGCTCTTTATTCATTATACCGAAATTCAAGGATGTTTTTTTCCCCTCGTCAGTTTCCATTTCGATAAAGACATTTTGTGCGTAGCTGCCCTTAGAAGTGTTGATAATCACCTCGCAAAATGATTTGTTTCTGTTTGGGGTATTGAAATCGAGTAGATTTGTTGAGAACTCAATATTGTTTGTTGCATTTGAATATGGCGTTCCTGAATAGGTAAAATTTGTTGAGAACTCGTCTTTGTTTAGCTCGCCTGCATCAATATAAACGATTTGACCAGTTTCAGTCTGGCCAATAATCCGGGGGTCGGTGTTGTTTAATTTTGTTACACTAACTAGGCCAGGGTATGTAATCGGCCCGGAGAACCCCTTTGTATTGTAGTCATACAAGAAACCAGCAAGTTTTTTTGTGCCTTCAATTATACACGGCATCCATACCCATACCATTTGATTTGTGAAATCTCCATACACATTAGCCTTATTCGGACTCCGCATGATTTCGCTGGTATCAATGTAGTTTTTTACAAAATCCCATGAGTTTTCATTCGCGATATTGCTTTTCAATACCTGTTGATTGTGGATTTCGTAAAGAACTCCATCTGCCCCAAGATACGGAGATACTTGGTGTTTCCAGTTTGTCGATGCGGATGGGTTAATTGAGCCGTAGTCGGATCGAGAATTTACGCGATTCAGCGTAATGCCATCCATCATCACGATGCCGCGATTTGTATGGATTTGCAGAGTTTTATCAAAAACTTGAAGGTGTGTCACTCTTGCAACCGCACCATCTTCTTTGGTGGACGGCATATCAATAAACTGCTTGGCGGTATTAAATGCCTCTGGCAACAATAGGTCTGGAGAATTGAAGTGAGAGTACCAAATTCTTTTTGTGTTGTCTTTATTGCCGCTCGCAAACATCCTATTTTGGCACATTTCAAAAACGCTGCATGGTGGCAATTTATCTCTAATTAGCGTATCGTCGTTTTGAATTATAGTGCTTGCCGTTGAGGGTTTTAGAAATGCGCTAAATGAAGTATTTGGCGTGTTGTTACACTCCCCGAGCAAAATCCATTTGTTTGCCGGCAGGTTTAATGGGAGCAAATAGGCTTGGTCAGAAGTTTTGTAATAGACTCGAAATTTTGAAAATCTTTGCAAGTCAACTTCTGATTTGTAAATCGGCTTGATCAGTTTTTTGCCAGTAGAATTAACTTGCAAGGCAATAGAAATGCCGCTTTCCATTCCCTGATTGTTGCTACCTGGATCAAAATAGGTGATACCAATATATCCTCCGGCTTGCAATGGAGTTTCTTGAGCTTCAATCGGGTCGCCAATTCCGCCGCTTAAAAATGTAGCAGGTTTACTTGTGAGTTGCGAAGCTGTACTTGTATTCGAGCCGCTTACTAAAAAGACAGCTAAAACTCCTGTAATTGCAGGGTCATTTTGCACGAAAGTTAGAAGATCATGGACTGTTTTAGCGCCAATGCCTGAAATCTTATATTCAATAGGGTCAGCTTGTGAAATTCCCTCCCCTGTTCTTATGCTTGAAAGACTTTGCCCTTCAGCCACAAGCTCAACGCGGATATTATTTCCTAGTGAATTTCTAAAAGCGCCAACAGCCGAAAACCTAATAACAGCCTCAGATGGCCGTATGCCTTGTATAGCGGTCAGCGTAGGTGTGCCTTGGTCTGCCCCTGTAAATCCATAACGGGTAGTTGCATGAGAGCCATTAGTATATGAGCTATAAAAGGTTGAGTTTCCGCTTTTGTATAAAGCTCTAATTCTAAAATAGTATCTGGTGTTAATATCTAATTCGTCAAACTGCCAAGCCGTTTCAGCTTGTAACTGAATAGTGGTTCTTGTGCTAAAATCAGGAACATCCGCGAAATCAATTTCATAAGCATCCGCCGTGTCAGTCGGCGTCCACTTTAAAATCATGTAATGCGTAAGCGTAGTAGTGTCCCATCTGGTGTCAGCCAAAATCCTTGGTGGCGGGAAAAATATTGATGTTACAAATGTTACATCAAGAGATGCTTGTGCATATTGAGCAACGCTGCCAAGGGATTCAATGATCGGCAGGTCAGGAACCACGCTTGTTCCGATAGGGCGAAGTTGTTGGTTGGTTCTGGCAGATTGATAAATTAAATTTTCGTCAATACCATTTCCCATCACAACACTGTCAAAAAAACTATAAAAAAACCATCTGGCTTTTTCGGATAACCCTTTTTTTAGAACCTGAATTGTTGCAAGTGGGGTCGTTGTAGCAAACTGGCCTAAATCATCCAGCGAAATTTCGTTTTGGCTCTCCGCGCTGTTGCTCGCACAAAAAATTCCCAGCGGAATATTATTAACAAAATCATGTACTAAAAGAAAAGTTATCTCAATGTTGTTTGCGCCTTTTGGTTGTGTGATTTTTAGTAAGCACGATTTATCGGCGTTAACAATTCCTAGATCAGTTTTGTAGTTTTGAATTTGATCAAACCCCCAAACCTTTTTGAGTGGGGGGAGCCGGCTAATCGCTCCTCGGGGCCGCAAGATGATATTTTCGGCGTACGATAAAGATCGTTCGTCGGCATCAGTTGATTCCGTGCCAACATCAATGCCTCGGAAATTTTTGATCAGCCGATATTCCATTTTTTAATAAACAATTCTTACCCTGCCAACCGCGAGCGGTTGCGGCTTGAGTTTTGACAAAAGTTGCCAAGCCTCGTCGTAATGAGTTTTGTACTCATTGCCTTGATTGCCAAGATTAACATGCTTCCATGTTGAAAACTGATAGCGCAATATCGGCAAAAATATGGAATGCGTGTAATTCTGTGGAATCGGGATTTCAGTGCTATCCAAGGCCGCAATTTCAGGCGCACCATAACGAACATCGTAACGCAAAACATATTCTTTATTTGGCAGTGGCGAAACACGCATCCGCAAAGTTGTTTTGCCTGAAGCCCTCCGATAATTTTCTATGTAAAAACCAACGGGAACATCAATATCTCGATTCTCGGCGATAATGGTAGATGATGGCCCGACGGAAGATTCAGAATACGAGCTGTAGTTGATAGATTCTGAAAAGCTCATAATGTCGCGCTGGCTTCGCAGTGGCTTTAACTCATGCTCCCCATAAATCACTACCGGCGGAATTACGCTCATTACATTATCCGGGAGAATAATTGTATCGGTAAAAATATATCCGCTAGCTTCCGCTGTCGTTACTCCCGCAAAAGGTCGCATTAAAGCGCCTGTTTTTGTTGCGGCGTCATAGTTTGCAAGTTCATTGTCGTATGGATCATCGCCTAAACGAATAGTTTGGCCGATCATCGAGCCGTCAATTTGCGAGCCGGGATCAGATATATTTGTGCTGCCTAGCGTAGCCTCAATCCCTGAAATCGCTGTTGGCCCCTTTAGAATCCCACCGCTTTTCCCATAACTCCACCAAGGCGAAGCCATCGTCCATATTTTCTGGAGAGTCAGATTTATATCGCCTTTGATGCGCTTTAAAATAGACTCGCTCGCGTGAGCGGGATTCTCAATCCCGATCATGGTAAGTAGATCGTCTCGGGCGTCAGCGGTTGTCATTGCTCGATGATTATGTCTTTTGCGGGCCGTCCCCGTTTTTTAGTTTTTTGAAATTGTGCGATTTCAGCTTCTAGTTCTACGGTCTTTGGCTCCGCAATTTCAATCGGCTGTTCTGCTGGTTCGGTAATTTCAATGTCAAAAACGATTTGAAAAAACCTTCGCCGGGCCATCGCGATGTTGGTTTTGTGTTTCCGATAAACTTCAAGTGGCATTCGTAGGCAATGCCGGTTGCGGACAGGGCAAAAAGTCATCAGTCCTATCTCACTGCCGTTTGCCCCAGGTATCGGAAAAACTGGACTGACGGGGGATTCAGTTAGTTCTAAAACAACTACGATGTTTTTTTCGATGTTTTGTGTATTATTGTTCATATTAAACATTACCTTCTTTTTTCTTTTTTAGATATCCAATTAAAGCGCCGGCCATTTGTCCTCCGCCTTGTCCCCCGCCTTGTCCTCCGCCTTGTCCCCCGCTCATGCCTCCTCCGTTGTTCCAACTGCCATTATTGGTTTGTGTAGAGCCTTGGTTTGTGCCGCTATTGGTGGCAGGCTGATTTGCGGGAGAGGTAAATTTATTCAACCAATCATCACCAATATTCTGTATGCCGTTCATTAGCGGTTCTCCGCCGCTATAAGAATTTCCTGTATTATTCCCTTGGCCTTGATTTGAGAGTTTAGGGATTCCTGAAAATGGATTTTCATTCAGGGGTTTCCCGCCTGCTCCGCTCTTTGAGCCGGATGCTGGGAGTCTGGCGGCTTTTTGTGCGGCTTTTGCAGTCGCATCAGATTCCCCTTTAGGTTTCTGTGCGCGATTCGGCATAGATGTTAAGCCTTGGCCACCGCTTTTCTCGGCGGCTTGCTTATGAAAATCTGCATTATCTTTTAACGCCTTCTGCTTAGCTGGGCCTTCTGGCATTTTTTCAATGTCCATCATCCCGATACCCTTCGGCATACCAATGTCTTTCTCATAGCGAATAACATCGCCATCGCTGGTCGGAGGATTTTTGTCCCAATCGCGTCCGCTCTTTGGTAAAAAACTTTGACTTGGGTTTGGAGCCGGCGTCCCCTCGCCGCGAGAATCCCATTGCGTTTGCCGTCCTGTCGCATCTGTGGTTATTTTCGAGCCAGATGCGGGCTTCGGCGTCCCCTCGCCGCGAGAATCCCATTGCGTTTGCCGTCCTGTCGCGTCTGCGGTTGTGCGCTTTGGTTCGCGAGCGGTTCCCCCGGGGACTCTCATTCCATACTGCGGGTTGCCGTATTCATCTCTCCCTATTTGAACGCCGCCCTTTTTTTTAATTTCTTCTTGTTGTGCAAGTTTGGAACGGTACGCATTAACCTCATTCATTTCATCGAATGCTTTTTTAGTCCACCCCTTTCCAGAATCAGCGTAATAAGTCGGCGGAGCTTTATATCCGGCATACACAGGAAACCCGTTTGGGTTTAATTCTTGGTTTGTAGTAGAAGTGCTTGCGCCCATGAGTTATATTGAGTCGGGCTTGTTAATACCTATTTGGCATTGGCTTGCTTTGTTTGCCTTGCTGCCTTTCTTTCTCGCGCCTTTCTGCTTCGGAATGGCTCATAGTTGAAGCAGCGACTCGCTGGCTTTCTTCCCACTCTTTTTGCGTTGCCATCCTCATATTGCCATTTATCTTTGCCCCAAAAACAGGAGTTGGTTTTACCAACCCATCAAAAGGACTGCCTGGTTTTTTTTTGAATCCAGACCCCGGTATATTTTCTGGCCCTCTATTGATCGGCCCTCTATTGGATTTTTGTCCCATCATAAAATGTTCCTCCTAATTAGAAAAATAGGTGGAGCGGTTTTACCCGCCCCACCTTTAATTTCATTTCTGATTAAACAACTGCGAAGCCGGGAAGCGCGAGAGCGCATTCCACAACAGCGTAACCGCCAACTTGGCCGTCAATGCGCTCAAAAGCCCGCGAACCAAAAGTGGTTTCGAGGCCGATAGCATGATCCATGTCGTGGTTGCGATGCTCTTCGGTGCGTTTGGCAATGGCGCTCTTGCCGTCAATCGAGCCGTGGCCCATGATGCCGGCCATTTCGCCAAGGGCGAGAACATAGCCGAAAGGAACGCCGTAGCTGTTCACTTCAACCATGAGCGAGCCTTCGGGAGCGGAATCGGTCAAGCTCACGCCGCCGTAGCTTCCAGAACCCCAAGTGATGTTGCCAATGGTGGTGGCTTGGTCGCCGGACGCAGAAGCGCCGAGGCGCTTGAACATCGTGAGCCTGTTGCCATTATTGACTTTGTAACTCGCAAACATGACCTTACCAGCGTTTGCGCCGGTTTGGTTAAGGATTGCGACATAACGCTCGGTAGCGGTGTCGGCGGCGCGCTTGGAGCCTTCGCAACCAACGATAGGAGCGTTGCTGAAATAGCCAAAGTATTGAACATCAGTATCGGCGGCGTTGGACGCGCTGCCTCCACCCGTGATGGCAACTGCGGCTGTGCCGCTGGCAATCGCATTTCCAAGGTAGGCGCGAGCGGAGAGGGGGCATCCGGCTGGGGCCATATCTTCGGGGTCTTCGACATTCCATTGATAGATAGCATTGCCATTCCAAGGCATGATGTCGCCAGTGAACAGGCTGTTTTTAATTCCGCGCTCCTCGGCGTATTGCGCGGCCTCAAGGTAGCTTGAAGAGTTTTTCAAGGTTTCCAGCGAGAATTGAGTCCCCAGGAAAGTGAACATACGGATGTCCGCTCCGGCGCTCGATTTCGCGAGAGTTACCGGCTTGGCTCCAAGAGAAGTCAGCGTGGACTGACCGCGTGTTACGGTGCTAGTGCTGAAAACATCGAGGGTGCGAAGATCGTTGCGAGTAGCTTTGCTATTCGGGCGGATCGTATTGCGGGCGTTGGCGCGAACCAAAAGCTCCAAAAGCATATCGTCGGTTTTTTTGATGCCGAGGTTGCGTTGAAGGAACTGGCTGGCAGCGCGATCCCATTTGGAACCAATCACCGTCTCGTTAAGGGCCACGCTGTTGATAGCAAAACCATCCCACCAGCGTCCGATTTTGAAATCGAAATCCTTTGGAACGAGTTTCTTTTCTTTACCGATACGATCCCCGGAGCCTTGAACGCCGCCGCCACGCGCTCCGCCAACCAGGGGCAGAACCACGCGATTGCCTGCAGTGATTTTCAGGTCGCTATGCTCGATGAACGCCTTGCCGGAGCCGAGAGGCCCAACGAGGTATTTGTAGAGTTCGGAGTAGTCGTTCGATTTGCGGATAGCAAGCTCGCCCCACGCGACGCGTGCGGCCTCGGGGGAGCGGGCAAGAACTTCCGACAGTGTTTGTGCATTGATTTTTTCGTAACTAGGCATAATTTTTGTTTTCTAAATTGCCGATTGTCTCGGCAATGGGTTTTAGTTTGTGTTAAAAAACTGGCCTAGAGCGTCACGAAATCGACGCGAGAGTAATCAGATGCGAAGCAGGACATCGCGTCCCGAAACGCCATAGATAGCTTCCTCAATCGCGGCAAGATCGTCTTTTGACGCATCTTTAACCAGTTGTCCCACTTGGGACGGGTTGAGGTTAATAGATTCGGGTTGTGCGGTCCGGGCCATAGCTGATACCGGCAACGCCCGCACCGTTGGAACGGGAGGGGCAATCGGGATCGCGGCTGTGGCTTCGCTCGTCTTTTGGACTTGAGCTTGTTTTGTTATCGAGGCCGGCTGGGCGTGTTTAGGCTGTTCGCGAGGAACAGCGGACACTCGGCTCTCGGGTGGCAAAAGTAGTTGTGCGGCTTGGAATGCAAGTTCAGGCGCATTCGGCTCATTCGCATCAGGATTATTTTTTTCATTCCATCGTATAATTACTTGTTCGATGGCTTTTCCGATTTTGGAATTTCTATCCTCCGCTTCTGGACAAATGGCATAGACTCTCTGCTTACTTTCCTCCATCTGGTGTATAAGTCGGATTGTCTCTTTTTCTACAATCTCTTGTTCGCGGCGGCGGGCGTTTTCGCTTTCAACTTTATTAACCGCTTCTTCCATTGCCTGTTCTCCAACCAAGCGCGTATGCTGTTTAAGCATTTCTGCAATTTCAGGCGTGAACAGCCCTTCATTTGCGCCGGCCTCGTCCATTTTTTGCTCAAGCGCAAGAATCATTTCGGCTCGCGTTGGCTCTTGGGATTCAGGCTCGGGAAGCTCGTCGGCGCTGTTGTTGTAGCCGAGCCGCGCCCTGGCAAGCGCGAGGGCGGTATCAAGTGGGATGTCAGGATTATTATCGCGGATTTGCGCCGCTAGTTTTTCATCCTCTGCCCAATGCCCGTGAATCACTTCGACTTCTGATTCAAACCCTGTATCCGCTTCCTGTGATTCCTCTGCTTCGGCCTCTACTTCGGCCTCTACTTCGGATTCGGTATCCTCAGATTCGACATATTCCGGCTGCTCATTTTCTACAACAACTTCGTTATCAGCCTGCTCGTCATTAACAATAGGCTCATTTTCTTGTGTGGGGGGTTCATCTGATGCAGGAATGCCAGAGATTGCGGCTTCCAACGCGGCTTCGAGGGTATTGGTGTCAACTTCGGCGAGTGATTCCATAGTGTTCATCGAGTCGGATTTAATATGCTTCCTGCTTATTTGTCAATCGTTTCGGCAGATACAGAAAACGCAAAATGCTATCTTGGTTTGCAAGCCTCATGGTGCATTCCATCGAATCCCCAAAACGGCCCGGCGCTCGTCCAGCCTTCCTTTGCAAAGGCTTCGCAGATTTCCAGCGGCATATCCGCTTTGATCGGCCAAGTGTCGCGGAAGGTATTGTCATCAGCATCGAGGTCGATGGCCGCGCCCCAGGAGTGAACCGAGTAGCTCGTGCCGCCGCGCTTATGCCGGAAATTAAAAATGCCGCCGTAGTCCTCGGCTTCCTCTAGGATTTCTCTATCGTTAGCGTAAAGATTCCCGATTTGAGTTAGAATCCGCTTTAGCGATGCTGCTACTTTGAAATGACACCGAGATTTTAATACCCGCTTGCCATCGTAAAACATTGGGTATGGAAATTCAACTACAACAAGATTCGATTCGTCTCCCGGTTCTCCATAAAATTCGCGCAGGGCTTCTTGTGTCGAATAAGGCCAGGGGTTCGGAGTCGGCATCATTTGTCGCAAATACTCGCGGCAACGCGCCTGACTCCGTGGCCCCCAAAACCCATCAGGTACAACGCCGATTTTGCGTTGCATTCTCTGGATTTGTTCGGGAGCCATTTATTTCCCTTTGCGGACAATATTGATCAGCCCGACCAGCGAGAGGCCCGCCACGATGATTTGCTCTTGGAGCGCCGGATCGAGCTTCACGCCCAAAGCTGTCGCTACCAAAATTAAACCGCGCCATGTGCTATTCTCTTTTAAGCGTTCCACTACAATGTTTAGTATGTTTTTCATTTGTCTTTTATTGTTCTGGATTTGATGAGTTGATCCCAAGCATGATCCAGGGCAGGGCTTGAGATTTGTTGGTTTTGTTTTGGTAGATAGTCAACTTTTAGGGAAACTTTAAGAGTTCCCATCTCGCCAATCTGATCTCCAAAAGGGGGGATAGGTACGGATACGCACCCGCCAACTACCAAAATGGTAGCAATTAGTAGTAAATTGGTAGTTCTCATGGGTTGAGTTTTTTCAGAGCTTCCTCGATCCTTTTAGTTCTTTCGTCAATTCTCACTAAAGTCTCGGCTCGCTCGGCGGCAACGCTTTCGATTACGCCCAACCGCATATCTTGGCGGTCGTTTTCCTTTTGCAAGTGGATAACTTTTTCAGGCAGGACAACCCACCCGCTGAATGCGGAAAAGCCCGCGATTAAAACTGCTATAAATGAAAACGCTTCTCCGTAAGATAGTTTCACGCCTCGTTGATTTCTGACCATTTCGTTGCTCATAGTAATGCTTTCTTTGCTTCAGACTCGCTATCAAACCAATGCCACCCGTCAACAGGGTAGGTGTATTCATCCTTGATCTCACGAAGGAGTTCAAAATTTGCGTTACTCACGAAATTAGGCCCGTATAATAGCTGGCCTTCGTCTAGTTTGTAGAATCCTGAAGTGTCGTCCATAAAGTTATCCAGTTACAGTCCAGCCTTTCGCAATCGCGGGGTAGGTGTCTAAAATTCGCGCTGTGAGCGTCACACTTCCAGTGGCCGACGCTGGGGCGCTTATTTGGAAGGAAGTGTTTGCGGTAATTTCTGTGATATATGCCGGATAAAGCATATTCCCACTGCCGTTTGTGGTTAACGCAATAGCCGCCCCTCCAGAAGTTGCGGACAACTGGAATGTGTCAGTTGTGGCGTTAATTACATAGTATGGTGTAAAGGCAACTACTCCCGTTGTGCTAGTTATGCTTGTAAAAGAAACTATAGTGCCATCAGCTAACCCATGGCCTGCCCGTGTAACAGTATCGCCAGCGTCTTGAAAAGTAACTGCCACAGCAGTATTCACTCCAGTTCCAAGAACTCTCATTCCAACCGCCAAGCTCGAAGTATTTAACTGGGTTACAGTTTTTGAACCCGCCGTGGTCCCGCAAGTAGTCTTACTGATCGCAGTATCCGCGCCGTAGTTTCCAGTAATAGTTATAGTTCTTGATGTCGATCCCGCTGTTAAATTTGTAAAAACTTGAAGCAAGGCCGTGGTGCTTAATCGGCAATTTGAAAAATCCACCGTTGCCCTTAGGTTTGTCACGGCGCACGATGTCATAGAGCGACAGGTGCTAAATACAGTCCCGAGAGTTGTTAAACTATTAAAATTGCACGGCCCGAGTTTTCTTAATGAGTGGCAGTTTGCGAATGCCGCTGATGCCGTTGTGCATAGAGGTAGGTTCCATAGCGACATATCAACTTCTTGCAAACCAAAGCAAGACTCAAACATATTTGCCATTGTGGTTACTTTCGCAGTATTCCAGTTTCTAACATTTAATCTTACAAGAGAACGGCAGGAGTGGAAGGCGAATGAAAAAGTAGTAACATTTGCTGTGTTCCAGTTACCGACATCAATTTCAGTCAGAGCTACACAACCTTGAAATGTAGAAGAAAAAGAGGTGCAAGCCCCTAAGTTCCAATTCGCGCAGTTTATTTTTTGGATCGTTTGGCAATCCCTAAACATATCTGTGATAGCTGTTACTTTGGCCATGTTCCAGTTCGACCCATTGATTACCTTTATACCACTGCACGAAAAAAACAGGCTTGCAGCATTTGTTATGTTCGCCATGTTCCACTCTGCTTCGTTTAGCGATTGAAGCGCGGTACAGTATTGGAACAAGGCGGATACATTACTGATAAGCCCCCAAGAGACGATATAGACTCTTTCGAGATAGGCATGACGAACAGTCGACGAACCGATAAGCAATCTTTGTCCTGTTGTTAAGTTAGGCAGGTTTATATTAACATCGAGTAGCCCAGTGGCGTACATTTGCATTCCAGCCGGGCTGCTTATTTTTTGGGATAGGTCGCATAATGAAAATGTCGCTGCCCCCGATGGGGTTATTGTAATTATCGCCTGCTTATATCCTCGGGAAGATAAAGTTCCGTCCAAGGCAGCATTGCTGTAGCTGTAATTATAGGTGGTATTTGTATTGCTTAAGGCTGTTGTCGTATTCCCATCTCCCCAATTTATAGTGTATGCGGAGCCATCGGAGGTCTGCATTTTTATCACCACATAGTTTTCAGCTTGATCAAAAACAGCGTGCAGAATCTTAACAGAGTTAGCTTGAGCAGAAGGTAACGAAATCCAATCGGCGGGGCGAACCCACTCGGCGATGGCTCCTGCGTCTCCTGTAAAGAGCGGGGTTGTGCCTAAATAGGCTTTTACAACAGTAGGCATATTATTGTTTTATGAAATAAATGGTGTTCGGGTCTTTTGTTTCACCGTCATATTCCGCTTGGGTAAGGCACCGAATAGCATTTACGGGGGTCGTATCGTTAGACCGCTTTTCGATTTTTTTATCTAGTGAAGGTTGTAAATTAACCACATTGTAGATTTGCAGCGTGTAGGGTTGAGAGGCAGCGAAGTTTAGCCACACGCCGCCTGCGGCATCCCATTTCCAGCGGCGTCCTTCTAGTGAGGGTTGGCTCTCTGGCGGGTATATGTATCCGTCGCTTGGTGAATTTGGAAAATCTATAGGCATAGTATTTTATTGAACCCTTAATGGAGCTCCTAGTTTGTATGGGTGATCCTCTGGCAGTTGTGAGTCTGTGGCATATTTCCACGCCAGATACCCCTCGATTTTTTGTCTGTCTGTTGAAGATAAAATATACCCAAAAGATATAAATTCAGCAAGCTCAGCAAGAAATGAATTTGCTCCACCGGCATTGTTACCAAGAACTGTTGTGTTTCCTACTGTAGCAGTAACCGGGGCTGTCAAATTTAAGCTACCTATTAAAGTCCCGTCTCTCCATATGGCTATACTCGGCTGTCCCTGTGCGGGATTGGGGGTTAAGGTTATTATGAAAATGTGGGCAGTAGTATTATCGCGGGTCGGCCAGATATTTGAGATAGTAATTCTGTGTGCTGAGTTATCGGAAGTCTTTATCCCACAATCCACAAACAAAACATTGTTCGGGGTGTTAAATATCGCCCGACCGCTACCACCAGAATCTTGAATCCAAACAGAGTTAATGGTGTCTACTGCTCTTTTCTTCGCCATAAATACAAGACTTTCTGCCACAAAACTAGACCCCGATTCACGAAGTTGGATATTAGACTCTACCCCATTAAACTGTGTAGTAAGGAACTGATTAGAGTTGTCGTAATCAAGATAATTATACCACCCGTTTATCGTTGACAGACCGCTGCCGCGAGGCCCCCTGCCGACAGTCGTGCAAACAAACCGCTTCGCATAGGTTGAAAATTTTACATCTGTTACTGCGGATACATTCATAGGTGCGTCTCTGGAGACGCCAACATCGTTGCGAACCCAATAACCAGTATTTATATCGTATGGAGTGAATTTCGCCGTATAATCAGGAGAAAACAATATTGGAGTAATGTTGCTAACTCTAATGTCAAAATTCCAATAAGTCATCCGGTAATTCCCTAAACCATCTGGAAGCCCGACATAAAATACTGCTCTGCCTGTCGGATAGGGGTGGGAGTGAGCAAAAAGGGAAATTTTCATTCCTGTAGCTCCCCCCGGTCGTGGATACATAAGCTCCTCAGGTTGGGGGTCTATCGCTACCCCTCGTTCTAGTGCGCGGCTTTGATTGCCCCATGTCACAACCGAACCATCTTTCCTCAACGCGATGGCCGCGCCGTAACCCATATCTAGACTGTGTAGTGTGCTGCCTGTGCTTAAAAATTCTGTGGGGCATTGGGTAATAATCCCTCTAGGATCAATGGAATCTGCTCGATAAATAGTTAATATGTCTTGATTATCTATCGTGGCAAAACAACCTACCTGCTTGCCGCCAATTATGTCTCTGATACCTGTGAGATTTGCTGTAAGGAAAGCATTCCCGGCCCATGAATCACCAGTTGGATTCCCGGGAATAATAACAACTGAACCATCCGATTTTAATGCTACAAATGTCCCCCCATTTCCACACCACTGTATTTTTACAACCCCTGAAGTTAGTCTTGGGTCGTTGTTAATGGCGTCGTAGTCTGCAGCCCACCCTGATTCCGTTTTTAGTCTCCCCCAAGCTATAACAGAGTTATTTGTTCTTAGAGCTGCGGCAAAGTTTGGATGGACTAAAGCAACATCTTTTATTGTTGGAGAGCCCACCAAAGATGCCGGAAATCTGCGGATTGCTCCGTAGTTTGCGACATCGTTTCTTCCAAAAAATTGACAGACATTATTTGGCCCTATGACACAAGCTACATCTATGGTTGATATGCACTTACGAACAGCTCCTGCTCCCTGATAAGCAGCCGGAACCGTCGCTTGCCCATAATTATTATTGCTAGACGATCCTATTCTGCAAATCCCATCAAGACCAATATACGAAAGCCAAGTGTAACTTGAATATTCATAATCACCTGGCCAAAAATCTTTAACAACTGTATATTTTCTCCAAAGCCTATTGTTTCCAGAGAAAACCTGACTAGCGCCCCCGCCAAGATAGACATTTGAAGCTAGAGAGATATTAGACATATATCAAACAACGATATAGAGAGTGTTTGGGTCTAGAACAAGAGGAAGGACAGATACTTTTGCGATGCTCGACACGCCCCCACTATTTGTGACCTTGGAATTTAAGCTGGTCTGCAAGTTTGTTACATCTGAGATTGCGTGATTGTGCGTTGCATTGGCTGCCCCTAACAACGATGGCGTTAGCGTTACAACTCCAGTTAATCCATTGACACTATCTACTGCGCCCCCTCCTGTGCCTCCCCCTCCTGTGCCTCCTCCTGTTCCTTCGATTACCAAAGGCCCAAATCCCGCTGCCGCCTCGACCCAATACCCATCAATTTTGTTGAAAATTCGAGCCGTGCTCGTCTGAATCCAAAGATTATATGTGGAATCTGTTGGTGCAGTATCCCCATAATAAACAGACGCGGTTGGAAAAGTTAAGTCTGTTATCTGAGACATTGTGTGCGTATGCCCCACATCTGCCTTTTGAGTGAGTGTTGTCGCTAAACCGGTTATCGAGGCGATAGAGTGGCTATGAGCTGTTGCAGCCTTTGCGTCTATTGCCGCCTGTAAACTAGGAATATCTGCGATTTGGTGCACATGATTACCCGCAGAGACTTGGAATGACGCTGTGCCTACATTCTTTGTAGCCGCATCGCCGAGGCCGAGAGTGGCCCTTTGCGCGGTAGCGTCAGCATCATCTAAAATAGCTCGGCCTGCGCTGGTGCAAACAATTTCTTCTACCGTTCCCGCCCCTGCCGTCGATCTTCCTAAGAGCCGATCTGTTGCAGAAACATTCTGCATTTTAGCATATGTAACCGCCCCATTGTCTATTGTCCAAGTTGCCCCGGACCCTGATACCGTAACATCGCCCTTGTCTCCATCGGAAACTCCCCCCGTAGAAGAAAATGTCAGCGAGTTATTTACAGAATCAGCGGCAATGGTGACGCCGGAACCTGCAATAAAATTGGCTGTATCCAATCCTTGAGCAGTGAGTCCGGGCTGACCGTTTACCTCCCAATACTTAAAGGTAGAGTTCATTTGAACCTTGGCATTGCCGTTGCCAAGGTCTACAACATCAAACCCGGAATCGTCGTCAAACCGCAAACCAGTTACATTAGTAATAGCTCCAGTATAGGTTCCGTTTGTCAGAACTTTGCTAACGGTGATGGAGCCCCCGCCCCCACCTCCGCCCGACGAAAGCTCTAAAAGCGACTTATCACTTTGGAGGACATAAACTTTCCCAGTTCCGCTTACAGAGCATACCTGCCCTGCATATGCCGTGCCGTTCGATGCCGCGTAGGATTGCAACTCGGCAAGAGTTGCGAAAGTGCTAGTCGCATCAAGAGCAAACGCATCGAGGCGCTGGTAGCCTTTCGGAACCGAAATTGGCGAAGGCGCAGGCATGATTTTTTACTAAATCAATCAGGGATTTCAACCCATGCGTCGCTATAATACTCGTATGCTGTCATTGTCGTTGTATTTACCCACCGCTGGCCGTCCTCTGGCGCAAGCGGGGCGGTATCGCTAAAAACATTTTTTACTTGCTTGGCATCCAAATCGTCTTGAAGCCCTGTTATGTCATTAACATCAAGGGTGACAGCCCCGACATGACCCGCAACGCTTGTGACTTCACTTGACGAAATTTCAGCATAAACGCTACCGCCCCATCGGTAAGTTTTAAGAGTATTCAGCGCGATATAGATTTTGCCTGTTTCGCCTGTAGCTGGGAATGCGGCTAGGTTTGCATACTCAACAACATCGTCTACATACGAAGGAAGTTGTTCTGCAGGAATTTTCCCACTAATGAGGTCTGCCTTTCCTGCAAGAGCAGTAGAAAGCCCCGTGACATCTGCCACGCCGGGGGTAGCTCCAACTTGGCTCAGGCTTTTATCGGTGCGAATAATATAAAGAAGCCCGGTATCTTTGACCGCGCAGACTTGGCCCGCATACGCCGTGCCATTCGAGGCGGCGTATGTTTGCAGTGCCGAAAAATTATCGAAAATGCTAGAAGCGTCTAGCGGAAAGTCGCCGAGGCGTTGATAGCCTTTTGGAAGTGAAATAGGTGTAGCCATAATTTATATTTTCAGTTATTAGATTGTGACAGTGTAGGTAGCTGCGGAGCCGAACGGAATGCTCGGGCGGTAGGTGTAAACGCGGTAGCTAGTAGCGGACGCGCCATTAGCTCCCTCAACACTAACGGAAGTCTCCGAAAAGGTGTCTTTCACCTCGGAGTTGCCGACTTCAACATATTTCACGCTGTTCAAAGTTCGCAATGAAGCTGGATAAGCGATCGTAACTCGCGTTGAGCCGGCTGGAATATTCAGCGTAAATGTTGAGCCGTTAGTGTGTCCAAGGACTGAATTTGCAATAGAGCGCACATTCGCGGAGGTTGCTGCCGCGCTTGTGCCTGTGTCTGCTCCATAGAATGAAGCCCGGCGAGGAGTGAAAGTAAGCGTTGTGCTTGTCTTTGTCCCGGCTGATATTGGAGTTCCGCTTGCATCGCCGAGGTTGTCGTAGCCTTGGTTTCCTTGCCCATAATCTGCCTCTGCTGTAAATGAAGTGTTTGTGAGAAGTTGGAAGCTGGCAGAATAGTTTGCTGGAGAACTGCCGCTTGTTGTTTGAACAACAGTCCCATCCATTTCAACACGAAATTCAGTCGCGGTTCCCGCGTCGCCTTTACTCCAAGTGGAAACAAGCGTTGCCGAAACATTAGTGCCAATTTCAGGGTTTGTTGTTGCGGATGTAGTCAAGGACAGCGTTGGCTGTGCATAAGTGTATGGGACGCGAAGTTGAAGCATATTTTTAATAACTGCTTCAAGCGTCGTTCCTGATGGAATAACGCTTCCATCATTATATGCGCCTTGGCTTACGGCCTTGACTGTAAAATTCGCGCTCATTGCGCCGGCTCCATCAAGAGCCGTATCAAGTCCAACAATATCAGTAGGAGATAATGTTACTGCTCCCACTTTTCCGGCGACAGATTGAACTGGCGCATCAGCCGAAGCTCTGGATGTTTTATAATAAAGATTTGCGCTTCCTTCTGGAACATCATCTGTTGTCCCCGGAGATGCGGAAATTTCCACATATACTGATCCACCCCAACGATATGTTTTTCCAGTTGCAAGATCAACATAGATTTTTGCAGATTCCCCCGTAGCTGGGAAAGATGCCAAATTGGCATATTCCAAAACATCATCAACAAATGAGGGGAGTTGTGAAGATGGAACTTTGCCTCCGCCGTCAAGCGTAGCATAACTTCCCGCCGGTTGTAGTCCCGCAAGTGTGGTTGTGAGATTGGTAATCTCGCTAATCGCGTGGTTGTGGCTTTCTGGCGGAAATTCAGTCGGTTTGCCAGTTAATTCATCCCATGCCGGAGGGATCGGAACAGCGTCCCATGCGGTTCCATTAAATTTCCAGCGCCGGCCATTGATTGCAGGCAAGTTTAATGGCGGATAAATATCATTAGTTGTGGGGTTTGTAGGGAATGTTATCATATTTTATTTTTGTTGTTTGTTTAGGTGACGATTTCGACCCATGCTCCGCCGCAAAACTCGTATGCGCGAAATGTGTCTGTGTCTATCCATCTGTCTGATTCTAAAGGTGATGTTGGCGGAGTTGAATTGTAATATGTTTTTTTTGCAAAGGTTCCTTCACCAGCAATAATTACATTTGTTGTAACCCCTTGTTTTTCGACTCCGAGATAGAAATTTTTATTTTGCTTATCATACAAAAGCTCTCCGTCACTCAATAGCGGTGGCGTTCCATTGCCTCGCCGGATTCGGAGTGTTGGTTGTTGCATAAATGATTTTAATTTATTGCCTGCTTATTTTTTATGGCTCTTTCCAAAGCTGTTTTTTTGTCGTGCAGGTATGTTTTTAATTCTCTGGCGGCGACATATCGCGCCCTTGCGAACTCAAGCCCGGCTCCCGTTGTTTCAGGATTGATAATGGCCGAGTGCGAGTTATCAAAAAGTTGCTGGAAGTATGGAGCTAATTGCTTTTGAAAATCTTCATTTTCAATCAACCTGTTAATGCTCTCAAGCGTGGCGATTTGTTCTGAAATTTCCATATCATTCAACCCTTTCTGGCGTTGGCATCATTTGGCCGTCCTCAATAGGCTCGTACTCTTTTTCTTTGGCCGGCGGAGTATAGGTCGCCGGAACACGCGGCACACTTTCTTCTGGCGCTTCGCTTTCTTGCGGTACTTCCAAGGAGTTCGGATCGGCGGCGGCTTGTTGCTGTTGCATTTGCATTGCGGCAATAGCCTCGGGCGGAGGCATGATTGCAAGCGCAGCCTCCGCAGCCATTGCTTCTGCGCCAAGTGCCTTATCGACATCCTCGATTCCCATTGTTTGCAGAATGCGGTAAATGATCGGGCGAATCCGAACTTTAGGTTCAGGCGGCAACTGCTCGTAGCCAATAAGAATATCAAATGCCTGCTTGTGAGCCTCAACAACATCGCTGTCCTTGCTGTTTGAGAGGAGCATTTTAACTTGGTAGTGCAACTGCGAGAAGTCTCGGTTTTTGCTTAAAAGCGTTGCCGCATCTTCACCCATCAACCTTTCTGCGTCGTATGCGTTGTAATTTTTAAGAGTCAGAGCAACGCAATCTTTCAATACCGCCTCAAATCCCTCCACGACATCAAAGAGCATATTCTTTAGAAGAACATTAGCTACACGATCAAGTGAGCGAATGCCGGTGGCGAGGCTTGCCGCTGGCAACCCCGCCAATCCATGATCGCCCGCGCTTACGATTCCTGCTTCAAGTTGAGTTACTTGCATCAACATATTCAGCAAGTTTTCTGAAGCATTTGAATCATTAGGGATCGTCACAACTTTAAAAACATCGTCTGCAGAAAACCCCTCGCGTAGCCTGTATGTTTTATTTGTGCCAAATTCAATCGGCTCCCCGGCCATGCCTTCTTCGGTAGCCATCGGATTTTCGATTTTGATGTTGCCAGAAAGGCTCGCCGCCAAATTCACGCGGTTGATGAACAGGTCGCAAAATTTGTGGCGATCATCGAAAAGCTCGTAAAATCCTGTCCCATACCAGCGATGAGGAACAGGCTCCATGCGAATCACTCGCAGTGGCCGTTGGCCGGTAGGTGAAACATTATCGAGATAATCGTACGCTAATAGCTGGTCATTTTTGGTATCGACCAGCAAAGCAATTTCATCAGCAATACCATCGTCAGTTAAAACAACCCGCATATAGACTTCTGCCAGTTCGCACATAGGCAACGCTTCTTGGCTTCGAGTCTCTTCGCCGCGAAACATTTCTGCTTTCATGCTGTATTGCCCGCCTTCGCTTGATGCGCTTGAGCGCATTTTTTTAATCACCTCTTTGGTTTGCAGGCTGTCTTTCACTGGCATTAACATGGCTATTACGCGGTCTAATTCCATGTCCATGCGGACGGCTACAAAGTCAGCCGAATGAATATCTTTTTCTGTTGTGCTACAAACAAAGTCCCTATGGTCAATACAGCTAGATTCTAGTCCTTCAAAAGTAGTGCGGTAATAGTCATATTCCATTTCCTCCCAAGTCGGCGCTTCGTCTTTTTCAATCCGAACTCGTTTATCCCTGGAAAGAACCATTGCTTCGCCGTCTTCTGCCCAAATATCATCTTGCCGAACCAAATTTCCGTCACGCGCCCGAACAGGCCCACCTTCTCGCACTAAAATCATCCCTCGTTTTTTGCTTCTGGAAAGTCGCTTTTCCCATGTGGTTTTGACAACCGTTTCGCCTCGTATGCAAGCTAGTGTCTGCGCCTCCCGCAAAATTGCCCGAACGCCGCTTTTTTCTATTTGTTGTCCTGCATATCGCTCAATGACGCGAGCTACTTCGTAATCATCGCCTTTTCCTTCTACTGTAATCCCAAGAATAGGGTTGCTCGTCAGCATTGTGTCGTAGATTCGAGCGGCGGTAATGCGAACAAATCTCTTCGGTAAGTTTAGCGTAATGTTTGATAACTCAAATATACTTCCAGGGTCGCGGCGCGACTCCATGTTGCCCATATACTGTTGCATGGCGCGGTTGCGTTTTTCGAGCCATCCGCTTTTGCTGTAACTTTGCGTAGCACTCCCCATGCGAGTCTTAATCAGGTGCATGATTTCGCGTTCTTGAGCGCCTGTAAGTTTCAGACTTCCGCGAAGCGGGGCGCTAGGCGGATCAAGGCTTTCAGAAAGTTCGGGTAGCGCAATCATCGTGTGTGATTTTGTCTATTGTTTCGGCAGAGTCAAGTTGGCCTGCGGTTGTCCGAATACGAAATTGTTAGGGTTGCCGCTTGCTGCTTTTTTCGGATTAGGGAATGGTCGGATATTCACGCCGGTTGCAACTTTGAATAGCGAGAAAAACGGATCGCGTATTGCAACGGTGTCAGGATCGGGGTATGTAATATAAGTCCGTGTTTCTCCACTTTTAAGTTTTTCGTCATAAACATTAACGCTCTCTGGCCCTGCTCCCATGGCTTGCAGTCGAGCAAGGTCGCTAACAATATCACGGGTAGTTGTTCCTACTCCTGGTTTGATTTTGTCAGGGTTTACACCCATACCCCAAAACAGATTATTCAAGTCAACTTGTGATGGTCTGGATGCTTGCTCTGCTCGTTGTGCTTGCAGATTAGCTATCGCGGCGTCTTTTTGCGCTGGAGTGAGCTTTTCGTTTTTTCTGATTTTCTCGGCCTGCGTAGCCATTCGCCGGTCACGATCTACATTTGTTGTTAGAAGGGCGGGCTTAATCGGCTCCCCTGCGGCAGGTAGATTTTCTCGAAGTCCAGGGATTCCAGCCATAATGCTTTCCAGCGGCCCCATATTAAATCCAAGACTTGCGCTGCTGGTTGTTCTGCGAACAATTGGATCAGTCATGTTGCCAATATAGTTTGTCAACGCTGATGGATTGACCGGAGAACTTAATGCCTCAAAGAATGCCTCTGTAGCTAAATTTACAGGGCTTTTTTTGGCATCAATACTTCCAACTTTAGCAAGACCCATCATGCGGCTTAAAATACCCATCGCCGTCAAATCGGATATGTACGCTCCTGAATCCTTCAGAAATCCTTGATAGTCTCCATTAACTGCCCGCCCCATCAAAAGGCTTTCTTTCATCCAAGTCATATTTTGGTAATACATCCAATAATCATCGCCTCGATGATTTGTTAGATCGTCGTTAATGCTTACGCCTGCCATGCGAAGGGCGCTTGCAATAACTCGTCCTAGATGCGTTTTCCTTCCAATCGCCGACAGGTTCATGCGGCTACTAGTATCTTGGTTGCGGTCTTTAAGTTTCCCTTCTTCATCAAAGCGCGAGCCAATAATATCATCATCATCTTCACCGCCGGATAGTAAGGCGGAGCCGCCGTAAGCAACCGCCGCAATCGTAAGCATATTGGCCAAACCACGCGCCCGTTCTTGTTTTGTCGAGGATGGCGACGCAAACTCAATAGCACCATCAAGTCCAAGCCGTTTTACAAACCGTATGAAATTGTAAGGGTACTTGATGAACCATAGGCCGTGTTCTTTTAAGAATTTTCTAGCCTTTTCTTCCGGCAAGCTGGATGAAGGATCGAGCCATGCGGGGACATTTTCATAATCCATGAAATAGAGCTTGGCCGCATCCATCACCTCGCGATGAATTTCCGTATTTTCGCGAACTTGCTGTTGTATCCAATTTCGCATCCATTCGGATCTGCCGCTTTTAATCTTGGCTTCGTTGGCCGCAATTTCAGCACGCGCTCTGTATGCCGCGTATGCACTTTGCTGTTTTACGGCGGCGTCGCCACCAGAGTAGTGTACGCCATAAAGAATACTTGCGCTGATTCCTCCTTGTTTGAATGCGTTGACAAGTCCTTGTGCTGGCCCCCGGAGAATGCCGTTTCGTTTAATGTCATCAACCAAGTTGCCGTAGTCTGCGCCTGCATCGAGGCTAGACAGGGCCGTTGTGCTATCAAAAAGCTCGCGAGGGATTAAGTCGCCAATGCGCGATTGGTTTAGCGTGTTTGGCGCACGATCTGTGATAAGCCCTCTCAATAAGAAAAGAGCCTCCAGGGTATTTACTTTTGCTCCCCTTGAGTCTAATAGCGCCAAGTGCGTCATGCCGGCAAACATCCTGTTCATCGCTTGTGTAAGCGTAAGGATTTGGTTTCCTAGCCAGTTTATGCCAACGGAGCCGGCTGTTAATTTTCCTAACTTTGCGCCGCGCAACAAAAAGTTCAAAGCGCGTAAAAGCATTCCTTCGGTTTGCGCCCGCGCCATGCTCAACATGAGTTCGCGATAAACATTTTTGTGAACCATTTGCTCAATGCCATTTAATCTCGCGGCATCTCCGACAAGACGCATGAGTTGAACTTGGTCTTTTGGATTTAGGGCTTTTGAAAGGTTTGGGTATGCCTTTTCATCCAGCAGTCTTGCGGACTGAACGGCTTTTACGATGCTACTGAAAACATCTTCGAGGGCTACATAGTCACCTATGTTTTCTGCTGGAACATCCTCTCTAAAAACAACGGCTTTTTCAATGATGCCTTGCCGCGTCCGCATACGAATTTTTTCGCGGTGTGCCTCCATTGCGCGGGTCGAAAACCCATCAATCAAGTTTTTGACATTGCCGGCCTCGCGAAGTGCGCCGGTCTTAAACTTGCGGCCAGGGGATTTGTAAAGCCCAAGTAATTTCGCGATAACAGCAACGATACTGCGCTGTGCCGCAATGTCGGGCGTATAGCCTTCAAGTCGCGGAACCGAGGGTAGAGTCATGTCTCCGAAAGCCTCTTTCAAATCTTGCGGCCATTCGTTCATAAACGAAAGGAGAGCTTCGCGGTTAAACTCAACGCTCATTGTTCCGCCAAGACCAACTGTGTATGCGTCCTTCAACTCTGGCGTAATCCAGCGGTTAAGAATTGGCAAAGCCTCGGGAAAGTTTGACCAAAACTCTTCGTAAATAGCTTGCTGCATTTCCACGCTGACCGGCTCCAAAAGCACATAGGCTTTTTCATCCGGCAAAAATTCGCCTAGCCGATATGTCTTCCCATCATACTCAAACCACTGGCCGTCTTTCAGTCGCATCTTGCGAATTTCCACTTGGCTGATCGTTCCAGCGCGGCGCTCAAATTCGCGCCAATCAAATCCGCCGTCCACACCTGGACGCTCTGGTTGTAGGTAGCTGGCAATCGGCAAAAGCAATCGGGTTGCCTCTTTCAATCTAGCGCGGTTTTTGTTCCAAAATGCAGGATCGCCAAAAGCCTTTTGCAGTTCGCGTCGAAGTCCGTCAACCACTGCGTTAATGCCAATTTGCGCTAGGGCTTCCTCTTGTTTCGATGCCAGTAAAATTGCCTTTACGCCAGGAGCCAATGAATCGGCAACATCTAATCGGCCACGGAAGATCGTCTGATACCCGCGCCAAATATCTTGCGGGGTATTCGCTTTAATTTCCTCTGCGAATTTTTTCAACGAACCAGCCGGCTTTTCTTCAACGGCTCGCAAAAAGTCGTTCCACTTTTCAATCGCATCCAGACTCGCCTCGATTCGCTTCTCCATCGGAGGCATCGGAGGCGGAGTATTGCGGGGCTTGGCCGCTAATACAGCCCTGGGCTGTCTCCCCTTGGGAGTTGTAGAAAGAAGTCCGGCATCTCGGCCAGCGCCTCGTCGTCCGACAGCAGATCGTCCAGTTCCATCCCCCCGCCGTCCGCGGTCAGGTAGTCCTCCTGCGTCAGCGGGCGCTTGCGATAGTTCAGAATTATTGTCACCGCTCCGGGTAATTGTTGCCCAGTCTGGTCTGCCCACTCCTGAACCATCTGCAATTGCATCTGCCGCAGTTCTTCCGGGTTGTCCCGCAAGAGTGCCTCGGCGTTTCCATTCATCGACAATTTGGTAGATGCGGTCATGGGCTTGTTCTGTGGTGATGATTCCTTGTTCGTGTTGATTCCAGACTTCGCGAACCTTGGTGACATTGGCTTTTTGGCTCTTGAATTTCGCTGGGAAAAGCAGGCGAACACTTTCCCAAGTAATACTCTGAACTTCGCGAGGAAGCAAACCAAATTCTGCCGCTACTTCGCGGTAGGCTTCAGCAAAAGCCGGGTAAAGTCCAGAGATGCCGAGGTTGCTGTTGCCCGAGGCTCCGCCGCTTCCAAAGTTCATGCTCACCTCAGGGCTGTTGCCAGAGAGTGCCTGCCAGAGGATTGCGGCGATGGCATGGGTGTCCATCGTGACATGACCATCCGCATTCGCGGGGTCTGCGATATTATTGTAAAAGCTGCGAACCTTGTGCTGGACGCCAAGTTCGTTGGAGATCACTTGCATCTCGGAGGATTCAGGCGCGGTGAGAATACGAATCGCTTTTTCAATGGTGTTGTAGCTACCCCAAGCGAGGCGTTGTTCATTGCCTTTTTCGGAGAGTTTATTGTTGCCGAATGTTCCGGCAGGCGTAACCACCGGGAAGCCTGGGGCGTCGTAAACCTCGCTCCACATACGAATGAATCGGGCTTGGAGATCGAAGGGAAGCTCAGAAAGTTTTTTGCCGCGCATTATGGCAAGTTCCATTTTGGCTTCATTAAATTTCTCCTGCGCCTTTTCGTTGTCCCAATTTTCCCAACCGGTGATGTTACCTTCCTCGTCGCGGATCGGCTTCGCGCCTTTGGTGTAGACGAGTTCGCCTTTGGCGTCGCGCTTGTAGTCATCGGATTTTTTGTCCCACTGCGGCTCCGGCTCACCGGCTCGCATGAGGTATTGCTTTGCCATCGCATCATCGAAGCGCGTGTCCTGGTGGTTGGCCCAGATGTTCATCATGCGCTGGCCGAGGGCGACATTCATAAACCAATCCTTCTGCGGGGAGAAGACGGCCAATACAGCGGCGGAGCGGTTGAGCGTGGTGTTGTAGCGGGCGGCGAAGTCTTGCGCGATGATGTTCGCGCCGTCATACCAGAGCCGTGCGGTGTCGCGGAGGTCTTCAGGGAATAGCTCGATAAGAAGCTCTAGGTTGCGCTTTGCGGAGGTCTTGAGCGCATCGTAAACACGCTCGGCGAGTTCCATTGAGAACTGATCCCCGGCAAGCAGAGCTTTAGAGTTTGCCTCAAATTCGGCCTGACTCTTGTCGCGCTTGTCGCCGAAGGTGGCTTGGATTTTTCGGGCGTCCTTGATCTTTTGCAGGGCGGCTTTCACCACCGCATCTGTTCGCTTCACTTTGGACTCGCCGCTCTCCAGCTTGTCCACCTCGGTCACCTTGATCTTGTTCGGGCGCACACCTTGGCGGCGGGCGAGTTCGGCTTTGAGTTCGTTGCGGGCATCCTCTAGTCGCTTGCTGGCATCAGCGAACTGCTCGCGGGCCTGCTTAAGCGGGGCGCTTATGTCGCGAACGAGCTTCGCGGCCTCTGGCACTTGGCCTGCCACTAGCGGGAAGTCGGCGAGTAGCACGGCGTTTTTTCGGAAAAGTTCTGGATCGCGCCGCATCGAGGCGAGATCGACCAGAGCAGAACGATCCGTGCCAGCCTCCAGCGCGGTCTTGCCAGTTGGATTGCGAGTGCCTACAGCCGTGCCTGCTATCACCTTGCCTTTTGTATCAGCAAGGAGAGAAGATGGGCGGGGCTTGGCTGAAAGCGGCACGGCCTGCGCTTCGCTTGCGGCATCTTCGGCAAATCTATCGAACGCCCGCAAAACAGTATTGCTTTGCGCGGGGTCTTTATTAGTGGCGACAAGTTGATTTACAAGGCGTGACGCATCGGTGCTGTCTTTGAATTTTGTCGGCAACTGGCGGGCAATGTAGAAATGCGCGATGTCATTCAGCGAATATCCAGAGGCTGCGCCAACGCTCAGCGGCGTTTTGCCTGAACCAGCCTCAAATTCGTTTGGCTTGCCGGTGGCTTGGATCAAGCGTCCATCTTTTGCCAATTCTGCAAACTCTTGAATGCTGATGTCGTTTGCTTGATTTAGCATTCCCGGCCAATCAGGACGGAGCTTGCGGGCTTTGGCAAAGAGCGGAGCTACTTGGCTGAAATTCTCCAAAACATTTATTGGATCATCTTCTTGATTTAATGCGTCGATAATTGCCTGCTGGCGCGTCTTTCCAGCCGCCACTCCATTAAGGATTTCAGACCTTACCTTGCTGGCATCCGCCGTAACAATCGTATCCGGGGCGGTTCTAGCGACAACCGCGAGCAACGGGTTAATATTGATGTCTGCTGCCGCGCCAAGGAAATGAATGCGGGGTGGTTTGGATTCACGCAAAAACTCAGCGAGTTGCTCCCTGCTCACGGCTTGCGCGTTAGACGGAATACCAACAATGAACTTGGCAGGATCAATTTCTATTCCTGACGCATTAGTCTTTAGTATCTCAATAATTTTACTATATGCCTGTGAAAGAGATAATTCGCCAAGCGGTATAGGAATGATTGGGGTAAATGTATTTACCGCTGTCTCAATCGCAATGCGATTTTTGTATTGTTCAGTAAGTAATAGTGATGCCTTTTGGTCGCCAATAATGTCAGGCATAACCATGAGCGGGCGAGGATAGTCTGCTTCTACTTTGTTTTGCTCGTAGATGGCTTCCGTAATCGCGTCGTACTTTTTGAAAATCTTATCGAAGTCCAAAGGCGCTAATGTTTTTTTACCCTCGGCTTTTAGTTTTTCATTTTTGACAAAATGGCTGAAAGCCCCTGAATCAATAAAAACCTGTGCGTCTAGGAAAAGAATCCTGTCAGCAAGCAAATCTATTGCGTTTTTTGAAAGCAAGCCAACATCAAATCCAACCCCGTAATTTTGCATACCTCCGCGAACATAGGTTGCGGCTCCGAGGTCGCTTAATCCGCTCATGCCGGAAGCAAAGCGAACCATGTTGTTTTTGATTTTTTCTATTGGGGCATCAATCTCTTGAGTGAAGCCAAACTCTTCATTGATTGGCAAAGTTGCAGGGGCGGGCTTCTGCGCGGGCGCAAGCAAACCTTCGCGTTGCAACTCGGTGACAATCTCGCCCGAGATCGGCTGATTGCCTTGAACCTGCCGCGCTTGCTGCGCGATCTGCTGGGCTTCTTTTTGCTCCACAAAACGGCCACTTGTAGTAACAAAACCAAAGTTTTGCGTAGGCGGAAACTCTCCGCCGTCGAGATCAAATTTTGTTTCTTCCATTATCTCCGCGTGAGTTTTGGAAGGTGAACTCAAAACAACCCCATCTTTGTCAATGACAGCGGTGGCGGCGATGCGTTCGGCGGATGCCGGCGCAAACAAATCGCCAACATCTTCTTGCCCGCTCTTGCGGAAGGCTTCTTGGCGAGCCTGTGCATCAACGACAATATCAGGCTTTGCCGGAGCCTCCGGCGGCAACATTTCGCCAACAAGATTAAACGGCGTCTGATCTCCGAACAGGTCGCCTGTTGTGTCGCCACGCATAGACCGAGCAGAGTTTTTCGCGAAAAGAGGCTGTTGAGCTTGGCGTGTCCGGGCATATTCAATCACAGGGCCAAAAGCATTGCGAACAAGCGCGGGAGGGACGCCATTTCCTATGATTGTCAGAGCTACCTTTTCGTCAGTAGGCAATGGGAAGGAATCGGGAACGCCGGTCATTCGAGCTTTGGCTTTTGCGGTTACTCGTTTGACCCGCCCTCCTGGCAAAAGGATTCGATCAACGGTTGCAGGCGTTGCTTTGAATGTAAACGCCGGCTGTGTCGGTCTAGCGAACGCTACTTTTTTGAATAGCGTCGTGCCGCTAACCAAGAGCGGTTCGGTGATGTTTTCTAAATCAACTCCCTGCTCCGGCAATGAACGCTTGATGTATGCCGCATTTTCAATCGAATCGTCTGGCAATTCATCAATAATATCCTTGATTGTCTCATACCAGCCAGGCCCTTTTACTGGCGTTGCTTCTGGCAACAAGGCTCCGCCTTTAATGGCTCGAAGCAAATATCGGCGTCGTGCCGTTGGTGCGCCGTAGTCGGCGGCGTTGTAGATTCCCTCATCGAAGGTATATCCCTGCTCATTTAGCGCGTCGCGGATGGCTTGCGCGGCTATTGTTTTCCTGTAAGCGGCGACATTCTCAATCGTGACAACTTGCGGCTGAATCGTCTTGATGTGTTCTGCAACAATGCGAGCCGATTCAATGTCCAAGTCTTTTTCGCCGCCGCCCGTTGATTCGCTTTTTAGTAGCGAAGAGTTTTTGCAGACAGGGGAAGCGTGATAATAGAATTTCCCTTGTTGTCCATCCATTGAAACGGAACGGATGTCGGCAACTTGTACATGGTCGCCCCACGCGGCGCGATAGGCTTGCGCTATTGCGGGATTATATTCTACCGCGAAAGTTGGAGTGACCAACCCTTGCAGGCCGATTTCAACAAGGCCCGCACCTGAAAATACCGTGATGCCTTCTGGCAGTTCGTTGATATTTGGAATCTCAGCTACGCTTCTTGATTTGACGCTGAGCGCCGCAGGGACATCAGCCTGTCCATTTCGTTCTGCATCCAGACGGCTTCGTTCTGCGAAAATTCCAGATCGCTTTGAAAATCTTTCCTTGATAAACGCGGAGCCTGTCCAGTTTCGTTCAAGGTTAGCGATTCGATAGATTTCGCTTCCTGTAAGGGCTTCGATGGGGAATCCAATTTCACTCTGGAATGATTCACTTATCAACCCGGACCGGTCAAGAAGTTTTGTGACATCTTGCGGGCGGGGTTTCAGATAATTTTGCGATTGGCTGTCAGCAATCGTTGTTGCCGCGACAACCTCGCCGCCAGCTCGAACGATATGGTCAATCAGCGCGGTGATTGTGTTGCCGCTGGTATAAACATCGTCAACGATGACATACTGAACATCGGGATCGACGGGGCCGGTAAATTCTTGGGTGTTGCCCATGCGTTGCGCCGTGGAAACGCTGGTATTGGACATTCCTCCTGATTTAAGAATGTTTGTGTCAACTGTGCTATTTGGGATTCTGTCTCTTAATACAGTCGCAAACGCACCAGGAAGGGCGTTATGGAAAAGGCCTGGATCAAAATGGCGAACCGGCACAAAAACAACCGGCTTGTCGGGAGAGAGCCGTTCTTTAATCGACTCAACCAGCGGGGCAGTCGCAAACATTTCAGCAATATCCAATGCCGCGCTCATGCTACTTCCGTGCTTCGCCGCTTTGTACAATGGGCTAACTGGCGTTAGGTCTGGACTCCTGCCAGCCTGCACAGGAGAAGGGTCAAGCGGGACTGTGGATTCTCCTTCTTTTAAACCAGCTAATCGTAGTTTGGCAACTTTGGTGGCGCGAACAACAATATCCAGGGTGTCTGGATAGTTGCCCGGAAGCGAACTGCTAGGGGCGCTTGGGCGGGCTTTTGCAAATAGCGGCTGGCCGCTCTCCACGCTTTCGCGCATCTGCGGGGTGATGTCCACGCGCCAGATTGGAACAGTTTCTCCTACAACTTTACCAGTTGCTTCAAATTCAGCTAACTCTTCTGGAGTTGCATCTTCAAGACCTTCCATTCCCAAGTCATTTTCGGTTATCTCTTGACCTATTGAAGACTTATCGACCTTCCCGCCCCATTGCTTCACATACTTGGCGACTTCCTTTGGAACCATATTGTCGTAGAAGCCTTTCATGCCGGAGCCGCCGACTTTGAGGTCGATGCCGGAAAAATCAGCAGCGGTGTCGTTTTCCACGGCTAGGATTTTATCCGCCATGTCTTTACCGATAATCTCATCCAATCGCTTGTTTGCGAATTGTCCGTATTTGACCATTCCTCCATCAACTTCCAAGTCGATGACGCTGCCGGACTTCTCGAAAATTCGCACATCGTGGAACGCGCCATCCCTCGCTTCAACCTCGATGGTGTCCACGCTTTTGCTTAAATCATAGCGATCGTTCTGCGTCTCGCCGTCAGTCCAACCAATCCAATCTTTTCCTGATACAACCGCATCACGCAATGCGCGTTTAAAAAGTTGAATAGGCCAGCTTGTGCGGAACGGCGCGTCTGGGATGCCTGATTTGGCAACAATTTGAAGATTATTGAGGGGTGAGCGATTTTGCGAAACATAGCTTTCCGCTTCGGCGCGTGTGTCAAAAGAGGCAACCTCTTTTTTGCCGCCGCCTTCCATTAAAGGTCGCGGCGTCATCACTGCAAAAGTTTCACCATATCCTTGGCGTCGGCCTGCCTGATGCCTGTCAGACTGCAATTCCTCAATGAATAAGCCTTCATTCCCTTCGGCATCTGTGCGCTCGTTGAGGCGCATGTGGGCTATGTAGTTAGGGGTGTTAAAGTGAGAGGATGTGTAACTTGAGGTGACCTGCGCTTCTCTGATTGGTATAGACGCCATCTCGTCGGCCAAATTGGCGTACTCATCTTCTATTTCCGCTAATTTCTTTTTTGCGATTGGGTCAACACTCTCTAGCGGCAAAAGCTCTTTTGCCATTTCTTTAAGTACATCAAGCCTTTGATCTATAAATTGCCAGCGCTTTCCCTTTTCGCTAATTGGATCAAGCGGCATCGCCAGCACGACCTCCCGGTAGTTTTCGCCACCAGGGAGTTGGTATTGAGAAAATCTGGCTTCACTTGCAACTTGATCAATATCTGATGGAAATTCTTGAAGTGTGAAGCCAACATCCTCAATGGATTTGATGTTTTCCGAGGTTAGCCCATCGGCCCATTGCATGAATTTGCCTTCCAAATTGGCTACCCCAAGGCGAGTTGCAGGCGTGGTTGGTGCAAGCGTTCCAAAGAATGCTTCACGCAACTCCACCGCGCCATCCTTGGCAAGAAAATCGAGTAAGTCTTCCTTCGGCACATTGCCGTTGTTTTCATTGGCTAGGCGCTCGGCTTCCTGCATTACGCCCGTCCATTTCAATTCTTCGGCCTTGATGCCATTTTGAGGGTTTTGCAGGAGCGCCTGAACCTGCTCCAGCGTCGCTTGTTTCCCTTGGATTTTCGCGTCCAGCAATTCCGCGCTTTTAAGATAAAAGCCTTTATCCTGTGTTGGCCGAGCCTTGGCAAACAGGATAGATTCGCTTTCAGGGTTAAAACGCTCGGAGAGCGGAATGATGTTGCCGTTGGCGTCGTAGGTGACGGGATCGGCGGATTTGATTGCTTTATTGTCTCCAACCACAAAATGTGCATGGTTGTTGTCGCGGATAATAATATCTATTTCTTGTCCAAAGAAAAGCGAATCTGTTATTTTTTCAATATTGTTATCGTAATATGTGTCTATTGATTCTCCAGGTCTAGGCGCAGGCAATCCATAATTTTTCCAAACCTTGTTTGTCCTGTCTTTAATATTTATGTCCATCGGAGTCTGAATATCCAACCAGACCTCCATGACTCGTTCTCCATATCTACTTGCCCGATCTCTATCTGTTGTAAAATGAAAAGAAAAATCACTTTCTATGCCTGTTGCTTGTCCAGAAAGGTTGGGATCAAATTCTGAAAATGGAGCAGCGTCTGTTCCATGATAAGCCTTAACATTGTATCCCTTATTCTTCGCCGCCTCATCCACCATCTGCTGTAACTGCTCGCGGTTGGCCTCGGGGTTTTGCGCGAGGCGCATAAAAACGGAATCTAAATTCCTTGCTACAATGCCGCGAGCGTCGCCCATTTCTGTAGGCGCGGTTGTTTGCACATCGAGGAGTGGGTATCCATACTTGCCGCTTCCCTCTTTAATGTCGTGGAATGTGCCTTTTTTAACCAAGTGCTTGTCTTCGTCGGCGCGGAAACTGGCTTCGTCTGGGTAGAATATTGGTTCTCCAATAGTCGCGTAGCCAACCAAGGTAGCAGGGAATCTTTTTGAGTTATCGTGCGTTTTAATCAAGCCGACGCGCTCGCCGATATATGGCGAGAGTGAAGGTGTCGGACGGGTTTCGATGGTTTTTTCTCCACGCAAAATTTGGCTGGTAAAGTCCTGATCGGTGTCATTGATGTTGATGGCTTTTAAGCCGCGTGTCTTGGCAAACAACATCGTTCCACGCTCACCTTGGCGGGTATCCATCTTGGTAAAGAGGTTGTCATAGGCCAGCCGGATTCCGTTATCCAACTCTGCTTGGGTTGGGTATGCCTCCGAGAACGGATCAATGTTCGCCAAGTAGTCGTTCGTGATGCTGGTTTTACCGAGTCGATCAACAATATAGCTTTCAAAGGCGCGGGCCGCTTTCTCAATCGTTAAGGAATAATACGGCTTGGATCGTGCGGCATCGAGCTTGCGGTTTCTGGCATCCAAGTCGCCGCCAAGGGAATTACGAACGCCCCGGAAGGCTTCGGCAATTTCAGCCCGGACATTTTGAGCGTCTGACCTGTATCCGGCAACCTCGCCGCGATTGTTCATCATTATGCCGGCGCGTAGTCCTAGATTCTCTGTTGCGTAGGAATCTATTGCTTTAGGCGCGGTGCTGCCTGTTTTTTCCAAGCGGGCAAAGTAATTATCGAGCGCATGGAACCATTCGTGCGCCAAGGAACCTGGGCCAGCGTTCTTGGTGAGATTGATGACAACTTGGCTAGGCTCGTAATGTGCGGCGGCAGGGCGCTTGCCTCCTGTACCTCTTGCTCCGAAAGCCAAGCCTAAAGAGCCGTCTAGGGATAGAGCTTTAGCAGGGACGCCAAGAGCATCGGCCATGTCCATGAACGCATCGAAGGCGTTATTAAGGTCTTTCTGGCGGCGATCACCTTCGACATAGTTTCCGAACTGGACTCCTCGGAATCCAAAGGCTTCGCTGAACTGCTCCGGCGTAACATCTCCCTCACGGCGAGTCGGGCCGCTTCTTGGATCGTTAATGGCGCGGCGTAAGGCTGGGTCTTTTTTCATCCCTTCCCATTTCAGGGCAAGCTCATTGTAGTTGTCTGCCAACCAAGCCATGGCTTCCTTCACGCCGGTAAAGCCTGTTTGCATACGGATCACTCCGCTCAAGCCCTTCTTACCGATAAAGACTTCGCCGGTTGCGCGGTCTTTGTAGAACTTGAAGTCGATCTTGGATTCTCCCTTCGGAGCTTCTGATTGCGCGTCTAGGTATTCACGGAATTTTTGGATAACGGAATTGTAGCCCTGCTTCCAATCTCCATCATTATTAACAGAGGAAAGATTGGTAAACGCCCGGTGTTCTTGCTCCATGTGGGAAACGATTTTCCCTTTTTCGAGCGGCTGTCCGTTCCAGCGAGTATATTCGCTACTTTGGCGGAGCTTCCAGCCCTTGGCCTTCATAAAATACGGGAAGCCAAGCGCGGCATAAAAATCAGCAGCATCGCGAAGTTCGCGGAAATTGATTCTATTCACGATTTCATTGAACCGCTCCATCGTGATTGAGTCTTTAGGATCAACCAACCGCTGCACAATGCCGCGAATCTGCCCAACCATTTCCGTCCAGCGCCGGAGCTTGTATCCAAGAGTGGGTTTCCTTGGGACAAGATCGCGGAGAGCTTTCATCGCGGCTACGCGCTCCGGCTCCATGCCGCTTAAAATCATTGCCTCATAGTCCGGCTCGGGGAAGTGCTTGGACATGACAATCTCGCGGGCGTCCTCTGGAAGGTCGGCCATAAGCGCATCCGTATACTGCCTCCAAATGTCTTTTCGTGCGCCTTCTAACTTCTCGCCGAAATCCTCGATTATCCCGGTTGGCTTTTGAGTTACCAACTTCAACCCATCCTCTGGCGCGGCGTCGGAGGATTCCGTCTGTTGCGCCTCCTCCTTCTGCCAACTCGGAGTCCAAGGCGTTGCTGTCGCATTGTAATTGTTGCTGAAAAGATCAAGCTGGTGAGGGGAGGTCGGGCGTGACTTCGCAAACATGGGGGACTGCCCATCCGTCTCTCTCAGTAACCCAGCCTCGCGCCATGAGAAGTAGTCACTGCTTCCAACTGTAATCGCGTCAAGCATACGCAACTGCAACGGCTCAATGCTGTCATTCAACGCTTTGATAAAGCGGTAATGACTAGCTGTTGGGCTTGCCACGGATTCATTAAGTTTTGGATCTCCTGCATTCCGAAGTGCCAAGCTGAATGAGTAGGCTCCGTAGAGGGCCGCACGATCAAAGACTTGTTGTGCCAACACTACTGTCCCGCCGTTACCATCTCTCCCCGGCGAGCCAGATAGCCCAAGATCAGTTTCAACTTGAACATCCGGGTCGAATTGCTCAACGGCAATAACGCGATTGCGAGTGTTGTAGAAAACAATATGCGATGCGTTCGGGTTGGATTGAGCCAGCGATTGCGTCAATTTGGCGAGTTGCTCGCTGGAATTAAGAGTAGGCAAATCTGAAATGCTGACTTTCTCCCACGCCGCATTATCCTCTTCCAATTGGTTAGTTGATTCGGTCTTAAATGAGAAATAACTTTTCCCATTTGTAATCACATGGTCAGCAATGGTGTAATCCAATAGGTCTGCAATTTTTTCAAAACTTTTCTGAACCCTGTAATCTGCCGGTGATGGTGTAGGATCGCCCCCTGGATGGTTGTGCGAAATGATAATCCGATGCTCGTCGGAGTCAGGGTTCATTGCACGATACCGCGACAAGAAGCCCAAGATATTCTGCGAGTGAGCAACAGTCTCATTCACGCTGCCAACACTAACAATCTGCGCGGCTACGATTTTGTTTTGATCATCCAGTATCGCCACCTTCAGCATTTCGTGATACGGTGTGCGGATCGGCAACATCAGCGCGGCGAAGTCAGCCGGCTTTTCAACAAGCGTCCCTACGGGATTCCATGCAGGAATCTTGGAGTCGATCAACTCTGGCATGATCACGCTGGCCTTGCCCTGCTTGGCAATCACCTTACCGAGAGCCTCCCAATTCCCCTTGAAGCCTGACTCAAGAAGCAAGGCGTATTCGTCTGCCTCAACTTCCGTTGGCGCGTTCTCTGGTTCAATAGGTGAACGATCCCCGAACAAGTCCAGCTGATATGTGTCCTGACGGAATGGCGATGTCACATTAGCAACCTGCTGGGCAACGATATCGGCTCCTGCGCTGGTTCCATTGCGGGCCGTGTAGTCTTGCGCGGCTTTAAGTTGTGCGGCGGTAGGCTTGGCTGATAGAACACTAGCGTTGCCAACCGGCTCTCCGTTCTGCCCGATGATCTGAATCAAGTTCTCATCGAAGATCACAAAGTTTGATGTCTGCTTGAACCTGTCCGCAATCGCGGCCTTGGCTTCGCTCTCGCTGGCAAACTCCCCAAACTGGTTGTCCACAACCTCGCCGGGAGCCTTGGATTCATACGATGCCTTCCAGTTGCCTTCCCCTGCGGGCCAAACATACGCATACAAGTTATTTTCCTTCGTTGTGCCTTCCTCGATGAGAGTCCTTGAGCCGGGAGCCTCAATCCGAAAGCCGTTGTAGGCATTCCATTTAATCTTTGGGATGTCGCGGCTTCCATCATCCAGATAGCGAATGCCCATGATGCCGTTTGCGGCCAACGCTTCTGATGCCTTTTGCTGGCTATTTAACTGCGTTGCGGAGGCAAGCCATCCGTAGGCTTCTGCGCCTGTGGCGTTGTTAATCGTTTCATCAATCGGAGTAGTGTAGATGCTACTCTTGGATTCCATTTCTTCTTTGCGCTTTGCCAATACAGGCTCAAAGAAAGCTCTAATCTGTTTTGATTGCTTCGATATAGGCGCATCCCAATCGAGCAAGTCGGCATTATCTACATTCAACTCCACGGAGTAGATGTTGCCTTGCACAAAGCCAATGTCCTTCTGTGACTTGATAGACCGCGCAACTTCCAACATCCGCTCATAGTAAGGGATACCGCCTTGCTCAATCGCGTAAGGCTCGCCCCTCTTGGCATCGCGGAGTCCAAGCTGTGCAATCTTTTTGGTCTGTGGCAACCCTTGGTGATAAGCCAATGACACGGCATGACGCTCTGGCGACTTGTAGTTGTCTGACTCGTATGTGCTGCCCTGCCATGTGTAGCGTCCAGGGGATGAGTAATCCGACAACCTGTCTTGATAGGACTGCGCGACTTTCCATGCCTCGGCAAAGTACAAGCCCCATCCAAAGGCTTGCGCTCCTTCGCCTGTGCCAACCTTGGATGTGCTGAACCGATCTACCTTGTGCGGTGTGCCGTGGTAGGCTTTCTTGATGAATACAGGGCCGGGCTTCTCTGAAACCACGGCGTTTGAAAGCGTAACTTGGCGCTCGGGCATCTGGAGTCTGTCTGTCTTCTTAAACGCCTTATCAGAATCGGCATACCTGATTTCACGAATCTCGAATGAGTTGCGATTCCAGAACCTTGTGTCTGTTGCGCGAATCTCCATCAACTCACGCATTTGATCCTTGGTCAGATACTCGTTCTCACTTCCAAGCGGTGCATCCAAGTGCCTGAACTCAATATCTCCCTCCGCTGGCAGGGTATCGGCCATCAAGTTGCCATCAGCATCGAAGTTTGGAATAAACATCCCTACGGGTTGGCCGCGGCCAGCAATCAGGCCATTGAGGATATACTCTGTGTTTGTGTTCCTCGTTGGGATATCCCAAGAAACAACCTTGCGTGGCGTCTTGCTGGCAACCGCACGATAGCCGCCATCATCCTGCCATGAAGTCCCGTACATGGGCTTGTTTGAACGAAACCTTGCATCTACCAGTTCAAAAATGTCGTTTGCTCCCCAAACAGAGAACCCGTGGCCACGGAGATGTGCTGCCAGTTTATCCAGTGGCGGCGCATTCAGTCGGAATATATTGTTTCTGAATACTCCCTTGCCAGCGTAAGCCCCTTTGCCCATAGCCCCTGCGCTTTCCCATAGCGTCTTTAGTTCGCCGGTAAACTCTTGCTCTGTTTCGCTGTTGGGTGACGGAAGTCCGCCGGCTTCCTCAATAGCATCCAACAACTCTCGGCCTGTTGGGCTTGCGTCTTGTCCAGCCGAGATAATGTTAAGCTCAGCCTTTAATTCATCGTAATACTCCTGCTCAGCGGCCTCGGCTTCCTCTTGAGTTAACCGCTCTTTAATCTGTACGGCTGATTGGCCAAGAGTCAGTTCAAGGGAACCATCTGGCATAGGCTTGGCTTCCATTGCGCCCAACAAAATCATTTCACCCCATGAAAGCGTCCTGTTCTCTAGGCCGGTTAGCTCGGTAGGACTTCCCTTGCCTCCCTTGGCATTTAGTTCTACAGGCTGAACCGAGATAGACTGCCCTTCCATCATTCCGTGAACCGCTGTAATCAAGTCGGCTTGTCGTTTCATCAGCAACCCTGGAGCCGTACTGAAATTCAACAGCAATGATCCGGGGTGCGTTTCTTGCATCCCTAACTTGTTGGCAACCTCGGCAACTTGCTTGATAAGCGTCTTATTGCTTTCTGGTGTCAACTTCTCTTGATCTCGCAAGTCAGAGATGGTTTTCATCTTCTGCATCAATGCCTTCTTGAATTGGGGGACAAGACTTGCATCAGTAGACTCGTCTTGAGATTCCGGCTGCTGTTGATTGGCCCGCTCCGCTGCAAGCTCATCATTGATGGCTTTTTCTCTCGCCTCAAACTCCAGCGCAACTTGATTAGCCTTCTCTCTCGCTTTGGCATCATCTGCGTCACTAATCGTCGCGGCCAACGATCCGTTTGGCCCAGGAACAATATAGTACCTCCCTTGCTTGTTAACCCGTGGATGCAACTCGATCTCGGGCGCTTTCTCGGATTGCTGCGTATTAAACTCCGCCTCGATTTGCTCGATGCGCTCCTTGCGGGTCATGCTTGGCTGTACTCCCTGCTTAGCAAGTAGATCATACCCCTTGACCGTGATAACCGGCTGACCACGCCGCATCTCGACATAGCCCTGATTCTTAAGCGAATCAATATCTTTGCTCGTCGCTGTATTGGCGTCCGTGGCTTGCAGTTTCGTAGCAATGTCGCTTGTCTTTGCCGCCAATTTATCTGCGTAAGCAGTTAGGTCGCTTGGGCTGAATAGATAATTGCTCCCGTCTTTTTGCGCTGGGATTGTCCCGCCTCGCGCCAGCACAAGCAGTTCCTTTGGTGTAATCCCAAGGCGATCTGCCGCCTGCTTCATCTTTATCTTTGGTTCTGCCGGTGCGGCAACTTCACCCTCTTGACTTGGGAGCGGGGGAGGGGTGGCTTCGGTGCGGCTTTCAGGCGGCAATGGCGGTGGTAAAGCCTCGAATGTTTCTGGCGGGAGCGGCGGAGGCGTGGCCTCAATGCCTTGATTGGTAGCAGGAGCGGGATTTGCACCCGCGTTTCCAGGATATGAGCCTAGCGACTTAACTTCTTGTCCATCCTGCGGTAAAGTTTGTTGAGTAGGGGAAGATGCCGGCGGAGCAACTTGCTCGTAAAGGTCGCGAACAGCCTTGGGCTTCTTGTTGAACTCCTTGATGCCCTTTTGGAAAGCAGACTTAACTTGATCCAGATTCGTTACAAGGATCGCGGTATCGGCAAGCCCCGAGAGTACCAAGAATGGTTGCGCGGTCATCACGCCCGAAACCATCTTTAGTCCAATGCCTACGGTGGCAAAAAGAACCTGGGGTTTAGACAACTTGCCGCCCTTGGCTGCTTTGTAGAGCTTGTATGTCCCAAGGAACGCTAGTCCGCCTCCGAATACCTCGCCAATGTTAGTGGAGAGCCAATCAGTTGCAGTACGATCACTGACAGCGCCGGACTGAACCAAAAGCTCCACGCCGGGGAAGGGGATGCCGCTCTTGGTAAGGCTGTCTTTCAATAGCTGGCCGATAAATTCAGGAACCGCTGTCCAGCCAAACTCGGCAACCACATTGTCTAAGTTTGTCGCGAAATCATGTCCATACCACACGCGATGCAAGCCCGGCTCGCTGGCCGCTTGGATAATAGCGTTGCCCGCTGGGTTTGTGCCTGCGTTCATGGCGTCGATCCATTGCCCGATCTCACTGCCAGGGTTGAGCTTGTCGTAAAGCTGTGTACCCCAATTTAGCGTATTGCCGTAGGCTTCAAACGGGCTAGCGATGCCAGTATCAACTATCTTGTAGCCAAACGCTGCGGCCCCGCCAGTTAATGAGGTGTAGACAGCCTCTTGCTTCCATGCGGATGATCCAATGGCAGGTTTAGGCACATACGCCTGATTCTTTGGCTTCGGCTTTTCAGGTAGAGTGACAGGCTCTGTGCTGATTGTCTCGGCAGGGAGAGCCGGAGGCGCATTGGCTTCTACCACAGGCGATGCCATCGGGGAAGCAGCTTCGGCTTCCGGCGTCGCAGTTGCGTTGGTCATGCCGAACTCCTGCTCAAGTCTTGCAACCTCCGCTTCGATTTTCTGTGCGGCTTGCTCGAACTGAACGCGGGCGTCAGGGTCAAGATTGCTTAGAAGTTCCTCGCGCAACCAACGCGCAATGTCTTCTAGTGCCTGTTTGATCCTGGCGGCAAAGCTGGGGTTTGTCTTTGCGTATTCGGCTACCTCTGTGAGCAAATCAACTTGCTCTGTGGTGCGGCCCTCTGTAACGGCGTTCAGGTACATGCGCCAGAACTCCGCTCCTGCATTAAAGGCGGGGACTTCGACTTGTGTCCAATCGCCTCCGGCTCGTTCCAAGTCGGATGTGAAGTATGTTTCAATGACGCGGCGTTTAGCCTCGTCAGGCAACATATTCCAATCCTCGGAAATCTGTTTGCTGTCACGCACATTCATAGTGGCGACATGAATAACTTCTTCGCGCAATGCGGCCTTGAGCTTGTCCTGCCTCAACTCGGGAGCCGTGGCATTGATGTAATCGACTAGCGCGGCTTCATCCACATAGATTTTACCATCCAACGCAAACATAGCGCCTTGGTTCGGGCTGTAATCAGCCTTCTCATTAGCTGGCAGGCTTGCGTGTTGTTCGGCGTCAATAACCTTGTTGCCGGCGCTATTGATAAAGAATCGCGGAGAGCGAACAACAATCGGAGCAGAGGATACCCACGGCGCGGCAGTTTGAAGCATAAGCAATGCTGAACCGCGATTTACAGGCTGCATGAAAACTTGCGGCGAGTATGCTTCGGCAGGTATCGGCGGCGGCAATACTTGGCTGCTTGTATTGACAGCATCAGGGGTTCCGGGTCGGGATTGCTGTTGTGTTAGGGCTGGGTCTGTCGCTGTTGGCTGAACAAGCGTTGCTGGCTCAACAGAGTCGGCTTGAGCTGGTTGGACATTGATCGCGGTATCTGCTGGGGTCGATGCTGTCGCGGGTTCAATTGCGGTATAGCCTGCTTGCTTGTATTCGCCGGGCTGTACAGGGTCGGGTGACTGTGGGTTTAACGCATAAGCCGCTTTATCCTCTAGGGTTTGGTAGAACTGCGTGTCAGCAGGCGTGATGGTAAAAGTTGGAGCCTCGGGGCTAGTCTGTTGCCAATTCCCATCGGGTTGCTTTTCAAATGTGCCGGTGGCTTCTTGCCCGTCTTCCGTTTGGAAGTTCTCTGTTACAGTAGGCGTGACTTGGATTGGAGTAGGGGCTTGCTCCGCTGGATTTTCCCGTTGCGGGATTGAGGTTGCTGGTGCTGACGGCTTTTGCACTGGCGGCGTCATGTTGTCAGTATTTAAGCGCGGGGGAGCCTTGGGTTTAGGCTTAGGTTGCGGTTGGGGAGTTGCCGCCTCTTGTCCCTGCGGTTTGTCTGCAATAAATATTTGCTTGCCGTTGATATACCTAAAGACGCCGCCGTACTTGGCCCGCAACTCGGCATCACGCTCAGCTTGTGTCTTGCGAATCGCTGGGGTTTTAGCTGTCTCGGGCGCAATTTGCTTGATCTCCGCTCGCAGTTCATCAGACAGCACAAAGTCAAAGCTCGTCTCTCCGTAGGTGTATGCTGCTGGACTGCCTGACTTGGTAGGATGATTGATTAAAAGGTTCTCTTGCTGTTCGGTTAGCGGTGATCCATTAGCGGCGCGAATAGTTGCATCAACTAGTGCGCGCTGTTGCTCTGGCAGTTTGTTGATCTCCCGCGCAATCGTGAAGCTGTTTTCGCCAATAACAACCGTGTCGAGCGTATTAGCGGCCAACTGGCCTTCGATCTGATTCTTTTCGTTAAGCAGTGTCTCCCGGCGAGTGGCCAACTTAGGGGTTGTCACTTTACCTGGGGTGGTGGGGTTTTTGGGTGCTATTGGAGTAGGAGGCAGGGATTTGATTTCGGCATTGACATTACTTAACCGAGTGATCAAGTCCTTACGCTGATTCTGCAACATAGAAACGGTTGCAGGCGATTGATAGGCTTGTGCTTGCCTTGCTTCGTCAAGAGTTAGCGGAGTGCCTGATGTATTGGTTTTGTTGTAGTCCTCTACGAATTTTGTCAGCGTTTTAGTTTGGGCCTGTTCAAGTTTCGCCTGCTTGATGCCGCTAGTAATAGTATTCAGCCCATAACCCACTCCTCCGTGAACTGCTGACATTCCAACGCCGCCGATCAACCCGCTAAATCCTTGGTTAAGAGCGTCGCCAACGGTTGCCCCGGCCTCGCCAAATGCGGCAATAGATTCTTGGAAGAACTCTCCACCGCCAGATACCGTGTATTGCTTTGTTAGATCAACGCTGGTATTCCATAACTTTTGCCCGTCTGTAAGGCTAACTCCGGGCTGTCTTTCAATCTTGCCAAGCCCTCGGAAAGCATCACCAACAACCCCGGCCCCGTCTTCTAAAGCATTGACAACTTTTGCGGCCTTGTTTAATGCGGAGCTGGCTTTAGCTGTTGTGCCTAGTGCTTTGACGCCCCATAGCGCGCCACCGGTTGCAACGCCAGCAATGTTAGTTAATAACTCGATCCCCTGCTCAGTAAGCGGAGCGACATACCCCCCGCGAACAGCCGACATAAATCCTCCGAATGGTACAGTTTCATTTAACTGCCCGTTCATCGTAGCATAATCACTTGCTGCCCTTTGAATCTCAAGCTCTGCTTGCGAGTTGAATGCTGCCCCCTTTAATGATGTGGAGAGCCTTGGGTCGCGAGTTTCTTGGTACGCCGCAATGTATTGAGCCATTGCAGACTTTGGATTTGAGATGCTGTTTTCGTAGTCTAGCTTGATGCCAGCCTTATCGTCCCATCCCCCCATCCATCCACTCGCCTTTGATCTCTGATCGTTAAACGCTTTGGAAAGCGCGCTAATTTCTTTGTCGTACTGCGCGTACTTTGCTTCTGTCAAAGTGCCATTATCAATTTCATTGATAAGCCCGTCTAGCTTGCGGTTTAATTGTCCGGCAGTTTTGCCGTTCCATAAATCAGAGGGTGCGTTTTTATCATACGCTCCAAGCGCGGCCATAACCATGCCGGTTCCTGGGGTTAACATTGCATTAACCTTAGCAAGCGGTTCAAGTCGATCAGCAACCGCCATGCTCATGTTCCGCAATGAAGCAGAGGTTTGAGTCTCTATTATTTTCCGCTCCTTGTCGTTAAGCAAATCAATCCTATTTGAGCCAAGCACTTGATTCACTTTATCAACTGCCGCATCCGCAACTAACGCTACCGTGCCGCCAACCATGCCAACTGCGGGGCCGGCTACTCCATACGCTAAATCAACAATCACCTTGTTGGCCCATTCCGTTATCGGAACATCTTTCAACATGGCGTTGCGGGTCTGCGTAAATGATTTGTCATCAAAATCAACACGCCGAGAGTTTTCTTTGTAGTAGTCTGTCAGGAAGTTCTGCTTAGCGTCGGCTTCAAGCGTTGTGAGTCTGGCCTTTGCATCGGCACTCACTAAAGTTCCAAGTGCGCTTTTATCCAGCAACAACTTGGCCCCAACTTTTGCTATTGACCCTGGCAGTAGATTAAGCAAATTCCCTGTTAGGGTAGAATCACCAATAGAGGAAGCTGTTGCGGTGTACTTCTGCCCATTTGCGCTACTTGATTTCCAATCCTCCCATGCCTCGTTGACATTAGGCATGGCTGGTTCTGTTCCATAGAATGCCTTTTCAAACAAGCGTCCATCTTGTGCGCTGATAACTCCAGCTTCAAACAAAGCGCGGGTGTCAAGGCGTCGATCTGCGGCTGGTATCTTGGCTTGTCGAGGATCAAGCTCGGCAATCATTTCTTGGCGTTGCGCTGGCGTTGCTACTGTCCATCGGTCTAGCGTGTCGCGAACCCGGCCAGCGTCCATCTTCTGCCCCGCCCAAGCGTCCTTTGCTGTCTGTTGATAGTTGGATACCTCTTTATTGTAGTCAGCCATCAACGATTTCTGCGTGTTCGTATCAAGGTCTTTGAATGTTTTGATAGAACTCGGGTCTTTAGGAATAAAATTGCTGACCCAATTATCAGGCATGGGCATATACTCCTTCACTCCATCAAGGGGATTGCCGGATAACTGCGAGGGGGAGAGGCGGTTGTTTTTATCAAGCTCGATAAACGGAACGCCATTCTTATCAAATTGATATGTGCCTACATTAACCTCCTTGCTCGTATTCCACGGCATATCAACCCCCCAAATGCTGGCGGGTTCCTCCTTGGTGGTAGTGATCTTGCCGTCTTTAAGTGTAAAGTTTTTTGGGACGGAAACATCGTAGTATCCATAAAGCCCGGCATTGGCGCGGGCCTCTTGAGCTTCTTGGGTTTGCCAGGATGCAGGGATTGATGTTAGCCCTGTCTTGTTTATAAAGTCCTGTATTTTAGTTTTAAGTTCTGGCTTTATCTTGGGATCATTGAGCATCCCGCTTGGTTGACCTTTGTCATTTGTGCCTGTTAGCTTGATATCTTTTTGGCTTCTAACAAGATCAAGAGTAGCTTGAGTTGATTTATTTTGCGCCCACTCTTTCTGTTGAGCATCCCGCTTTTGAGCATTAGCCTTGTCTACTGCTTGCCCCCACTGATTCAAGTACATGGAATCGCGTTGAAGTCCACCGTCAATAAGACCTTGCAACCCTTTCCCTTTTGTTCCATCAGGGTTGATATTCCCCATTATCATCTCATGGAGCAAATCTTCGGGACTATATGAGTTTTTAAGTTGCTGCGCCTTTTGCCCTCTAGCAATCGCGCTATCCACCCCCATCCCTCCCTTAGGATCGCCTGTGTAAGCCAGTTGCTTGCGGTTTGCCAAGTCTTGAGCCAGCTTTTGATCGGATTGTTGGTCAAACTCTTTGCGCCGAGCCAATGCTTTGTAGGATTCAATCTCGGCCAGTTCTAACTTGTCTTTCTTCCCAGTAATTCCATTCTTGAGCTTGTCAATCTCCCCTTGCAGTCGGTTGTACTCATCGCCTGACGCTAATTTCTTTTGCTTCTCAAGGTCGCGGAGCCTGCTTTCATCGCTGGCAATATCTTTCTTCAATAGAGCCATCTCGCTGTTTGCTAGCTCGCTTTCTTTTTTTAGCTCTGCAGCCTTGTCTTTTAGTTCTTTCGCAAGCGCAGGGTCGTTACCAATAGCGTTCGGGTCAAATCCCGCCCATTCCCAAGCCATGCCGTCAACAACTTTGTACACATGGCCATCTTTAACAACGGTCTTGCCGTCTTTTAGTGGGTCAATTTGTGTTAGCTGCCCGTCTACCTCGTTGCGGGCGTATGGCAAGCCAGAAATACTATCCCACAATGGGCCATTCTTGCTATATTTTTTCATCACGCCACCTGACGGGGCGGAAATAGGTTTAACTACTCGACTTGCTCCTGTGCCTTCCGTAAAGAATGCAATCGCGCCTTCTTTGTATTTGCTGGCCGCATCCTTGGCTTGTTGAGCGGCTTCGCGCTCCATAGCCTTTTGCCCCTTGATTCGTTCACGCTCGGCACGGGCGTTGTTCTTTTCTATTTCACGGAGATTGCGTTCCGCTTGCCGCATGACATCCGTAAGCCCGTAGGATGAGGCTTCGTCTCGGATTCTAGATACTCCCATGCTGTCTCCCGAACGCATGGCCGATTCAAGGTCGTTTCGTATTCCCATTAAATTTATTATCTATTTTATAGCGTTAAGCAAAGTATCTAACTTGGCCATTGATTGTTACAAATCTGCCACCGCTTCCGCTGTTTCCTCCTCCGCCTCCACCGCCTTGCCCGCCTCCCATGCCGCCGCCATTGTTGAAGCCGGTGTTGTTTGATGATAGCGGGTTGCCGGTAGTATTTGGAGAACCTGGAGTATATGTTATATCTGGAACAGATGATGTGTCTGGCATTCCCAAATTAAGAGAGTTATCATTACTCACTTCTCCAGTATTAGCGGGGGAGCTTGGTTTGTTTTTATCGGATAGCTTTGGGATTGAAGCGTATGGGTTATCCCCTTCTTTATAGCTTGAATATTGCTTGGCCGCTTTTTCTGCCTCTGCCGCTCCCTTTAAATCGCCAGCCTTGCGAAGTCTATTTGCTTCAGCAGTCCAATCATCCGCGTATCCTTGCCATCCCTTGCCGCCCGATGCCTTTGAATGATGAACATTTCCGCTAGAATTTGAGGGTTTGCTTGATGGCCTCGGGTTGTTACCTTGCTTTTGGTTGTTGGCTTCTTTTTTATCCCTTGCCCTTTCAAAGAATTTTTTGCTACCTTCAGGGTCAAGCCTTGAATACCCTTCGTTAATTGCGTCTTGCCGCCGATCTGCCTTGTATTGGGCGTCGCGTCGCTTATCGGCCGCTGCTTCCATTCTAGCGTTGCGTTCTTTAGCTGTCTCGCGTCCTTGAGGAGCGCCTTTCCCTTTCCCTTTTCCTCCACCTCTGCCGCCTCCCCCGCCTCCTCCGCCTCCTCCGCCTGAACCTCCGGGTGGTTTTCCGCCGGGGTTTCCTATTTGCATACCGTTTTTTGCAGCTTCTTCAGCATTTGCGTAACCATGTTTCTGTGCAACAGCGTCTCTCGCGGCTTGGTTGCGCTGGGCTTCTCGTGACTGCGCGGCTTGTTGCGCCTGTTCATTAGCACGGTTTCTAGCGTCAATGTCCTGAAACATTGATTGGGCTGTTGGTTGTTGACTTCCCCCTCCGCGATCAACGGGATCAGCGATTGGCTTTCTAGTCTTACCTCCGCGATCAACAGGATCAGCGATTGGTGTGATTGGTTTCCCGTCTTGCCCTGGTAGTTGGCCTGCTCTTTTTAACTTGTCATACTTGGCCTGTTCTTCCGGCGTCCCATTAGCAAGGCGTTGGGCCTCGGCTCTATCAAGTGTGTTTTGCCTTGCCTCTTGATTGCGAGGCTTATCTTGTTGGCGGCGTTCAACTGTCCCCGGTTCCTCTATTCGTCCGCCAGCGCCGCCTTTCGCCTTAGCCTTTGCATCAATATCCGCTTCGCGCTTTGCGTATCGGGCTGCTTCCTCCTGCGATAAGCCTGCGTTTAGTCCTTGGACTGTGTAGTTGGCTTTGTTCTGCTTATCAATGAGACGATTTAATTTTTCTGTATCCCCGTCTGCTTGAGCCTCGCGAATGTCTTGCTTGAGGTTAAGCATTTCTTTCTTAAACTTTTTAGGATCGGTGTAGTTAAACTCGGGGGTAACGCTGGTCGCCGAAAAACCTGCCTCAACAATGCCAGGCTGCAGCATGGGAGGTTTGTTTCTAGGCGGCTCAATTTCGGGGGTGTATGGATTATCGCCACCACCCCAAGGAGGCATTGGTACCGGGCGAGGAGGATTACCGTAACCCGTCCACGCCGTATTCGTCGGCCCAACCGTTCCATTCTGCCATTCAGAACCCCCAGCCTGTGGCCTGTTCGGCTTGTTGCCCTTATCGTCAAAGTATAGGGCATCGCCACCCATGTAAGGAGGCATTGGTCCTGGTTTGCCAATGCCACTTCCCGGTTTGATTGGAGGCTTGTTGCCCTTATCGTCAACAAATGCAGTTCCTGATCCTGATATAGGCCGCGAGTTTGGCTGTTGCGGGCTTTGCGGAGCATTCCAAGCGGCGGATGGCGTCCCTGCTGGGTTCATTCCGGGCGGTAGTCCGTTGATAAAGTTGGGATTGTTTTCCATTTCCTGCCGCTCGGTTTCGGTTGGCATGATGACCCCTGGCTTAAAGTCTGCGGGGATAGCAGTGTTCCCTTGGTTGCGAAACTCGGGCGGGAGTCCTCCGGGGCCAAGTTTAATGTCGCCGGGTTTTGGTGGCCTTGTCGTTGGAGTCGAGCTTCCTTCTGTTGGCGGTTTCCAGCCGCCGGCACTTGGTCTGCTCCCGCTTTTATATCCGGTGATGCGTTCCATTTCCTTACTACCTATGCGCCCAGCTTTGAAATCAGCCCAAGCCTTATCTTTTGTCATGTTACTGGCTAAGTAAGCCGCTTCTGTAGAGCTACCAAACCCGCCTCCGGGAAGAGGTACCATATCCTTTTTGTAAATCCTTGGTTGTTCGCTCCAGTTTGTATTTTTTGTAGCCATAAGTTTTGTTCTGTTTATTGTTTAATGTTTCGGCAAGATCAATGGTAAAGTTTGGCGCAATGCTACATGGCGTCCTCTGCCGCCTGCGCTCTTGCGGCTTCGCGTTGTAATTGTTTTTCGGTGGGTTGCTTTGGCCCTAGTTGTTTGATGCCCGGAGTAACAGGCGCAACTTTCTTTGCGGCGCGTTCCGCTTTGAAAGCAATAGCATCCACAACATATTGCGGGAGCTTTTTGCCGCCGGCAAGCCCGCCTTTGTTTAGAACATCTTTAATCTCAAGCATTCTGCCATCTACGGATCGCACGGCTTTTTCTTCGCCGCGCAATGTGAGCCGGTCTTTCCTGTTCAAGTCTTTTGTCAATCGTCTAGGCTTGCGGAATTTCCTTTTCTTCTCAGCATCAGGGTTGGGCGGGACAACTTTAGATAGTTCGATGATGGCTTTTCGCGCTTCAAGGTTTCCGTTTTGTGCAACCTTGATAAGTTCAACACGCGCTACCATCGCCTCTTGAGTCAGTCCGGCGGCGGCGGCAGCAAGTTCGGCCACGCTTTTCCCTGACTCGTCAATAAAGATTCGACTTGGTGTTTTGATGGCCATTCTTTTTAGCGCATTCCCGTTGGTTTCACGGCTTCCACTTCGGAAGCGGCATCCGCTCCACTACCAAAGAAGCGTACCTGTCCATTGATGACTCGGAAACTCCCCCCTGCTTGGCCTGCTCCTTTGGTTGAAGCGGGTTGTGATGCTTTCTTTTTGGATGCTGCGCTTTCCTTTTTAGATTCTGCCGATTTGCCAAGCCCGCCGCTGATATACATATCATCGAGCTTAATTCGATTCCCCTGCATATCACGCAATGGTTGTTCGTCTTTTTGTGCTTTAGCCGATGAAGCCGCGCTGTTTGGTTTAACAACGCCGCCACTAAAAGATTGGCTTTGCGCTTTCTTTAGCTGCTCTGGCGTCGCTTTGACCCCGTATATTGGATGCCCATCTTTGTCGCGCCCGCCGGTGTCAACCCACTGTAATCGTTCTCCTGTTGGGAGTTGCCCTGGCAATGGGTTCGTCCTTGATCCAGGCTTGCCAGAATTTGCAAATGCTTCGGCGTCCTTGTATTGCTGAGTCTGTTTAAAGGCTTCGCGTGCGGCTAGCACTTGTTCCTTGGGGAGCGGTTTTCCTTTTGGGACATTGACCTTCATCCCCGGCACGGCAACGCCATAAATAGGATCGCCGGCATTATCGTAACTTCCTGTCCATACTTTATTTAGATTTGATGGTATGTCTCGATTTACTGACGGAGGGGTTAGACCTGCTCCACGCCTATCAATGGGTTGTTGAGGTTTTTGTTGGTATTGAGATGGTAGTTCAGATGTGAAAACTGGCTCGCCCCTACTATCCATCCCAGCAAATCTTTGAACGGCTTCAACTCCATTAGCAAAGAGCATTTGGCCTTTCTTTTTTGCCAGCAAATCGTTGACTTTTTTTTCTTCTTCTGCTGTCAGGGTTGTTCGTAATCCCGGCGCTGCATTTTGCGCGGCTCGTTGTAGTTCAATCCCAAAAATCGGCTCTCTCGTTTTTGTATTCCCTTGGCTATCGGTATAAGTGATCTTATCTTGGAATACTGGCTGTGCATTAGGAGCAGGCTTTTGAGTTGGCGCGGCCTTGCCGTATACGGGTTGGTTAAGAGCGTCGTACCCGATTACTCCGGGCGGCGTACTTGCAGTCTTGGCGCTTGTAGCCTTAGAGGTTTTCTTTGTTGTCTTTTGGGGAGGGTTATATTGGCGTTCTTGGGCTTGCGCCAGAGCTAGGACTTGTTCGGAATCCATGCCGGGGGGGCGAGGCTTAGGTGAACCGTCTGGGTTGCGTCCAAAAAGCGGTTCTCGGATTGTGCCTGCAGGAACTGACCGCAAGGGTTGCGGTTGGGCCTGCATCCTTCTCTGATGTTCTTTCTCCTCGGCTTCCGCTTGAATTTTCCATTCTTCGTATGTCGGGAATCCACCGCCTGTGGCGGCGTACTTTTTCGCATCAGCTTCAAGGTATTTTCTCGTCTTGCTTGTTGTATCGAGAATTTGTCGCAACTCATCGTCAGGCCTATTCGGGAACTCCCGCCTTGCATCTTCCAATGTATTGATTCTTAAAAGACGCTCACTGCTTTCTTTTTTTTGAAGCGCGGCATTGTAGGAATATCTTAACTTGGCTTCATTATCAGCCAAGCCTCGCTCAATCAACTCGCGATCTGTTCTTTGCCTCATGCTGTTGCGATAAGGCTGCGGGGATTCCTCTCCGGCTCTGATTTTTTCCGCGTATTTCTCCCATATTTCCGGCGTTGCATCCTTGGAAATCATCATGTCGCCCCACTGGATTGTGCTAGGGATTTGCGAGTAGTCTTTCCCGTAGGGGTCAACGGCTTTTCGATTTTTGAACTGGCGCGACATGGGGATTATTGATCGTTAAAATAAATACAGGCGCAACGAAAAGTTTAGCCGCTTCGCGGTCAAAATGTCACGATGCGCCAAGCGGAATCAACGCAACTCGGCGATAAGGTTTTTGCTTTGGGAATAGTAGTTACTGCGTCGTGCTTCCCGCGCCAACTTGGTTTCGACGCTTTCTAAAATCTTTGCTGCTGGCAAAACATGAGCGGTAATTGCCATCGACATCACCCAATCATCATGCGCTCCATCGGCGGCGGCTTCTGTGCCATCAGAGTGAACGATAAAGTTGCGTAGCTCGGCGAGCATTCGTGGACACGGCACAATCAATTCGCGTTCGCGGATGAGCGTTGCCAGTTCGCCAATGATTTGTCTTTTGGAACTGGTGTTGGTTTGAAAGCCGGGAACAAGAATTGTTTTTCCTGTTCCTGTCTTTTTTCGCATCCACAAGTTTGCTCCATGACGGCGCAAAAGCTCGATGATGCCATGAAGGTTGTTGACTTCAGGGGCCATGAGGCAACCGCCATAAAATTTCGACATGAGCGCGATGCGTTCCGCCACAATATCCAAGTCCTTTTGTCTATCGTCTGGCATGAATGCGGCGACTAGCGCGGCTTTGTGGCTCTGTTGGGAGGCGTCAATGTAAGCTGCCCGCGCCACCATCGTTGCATGGCAATCGGTTTCTTTGCGGCTTCCGCTGGCTTGTTCGCCTGTCATAAAATCATTGGCTCCGATATAGCGTTTGTTCTCGGAGGGCATTTCCCAAATGCGAACCCATGCTTCATGCTTCGCGGTTTGAATAAAAATAGGAAGGCTTGCGCCTTCGGGTTGATCGAGGATTCCGTACTTCGGATCATGTTGCAGGGAAATATAGTCTCCCATTTCATCAAGCCCCTCTTGGTCGAATCGCCCGGACCCTGATTGCAGGAAACAACTAATCGGATCGGATGGATATTCCTGTTGGAACTTGCGCGGATCTCCACCGCAAGCTGGCGAGTCGATGATTTGTCTGCGCCATTTCAATTTGTCGGCGGTGACGCCTTGGCGTTCGACCAAAGCAATCTCTCCGTTGTATCGGCTCTCGCCATCGAGGTCATGCAGGATGGATTGTTCCTCGCCTTCGGCGAGCTTGGCGCGGCTGTCATCAAATTCATACCACGGCGCGAACACTTTGATATAGCCGTTGCCTTCTTGTCCGGCTTGAAATTCTTCAAAGCTCACGGCGCTTTGCCATGTCGTGTAGAAAACTCCCTGCGTTCCGTTGGGTGTGGATTCGATGATGACGCAACTTTGTGGAAGGTTTGGAACGGAGTTCATCACCGATTGCATCACATATTCGCCCGAGGTTTTGCCTTTGCTTCGGTAGTGTGCGGCCTCGGAGGCTAGGAGAAAATGGATGTCACCGCCCATGCCGGCGCGGGGATCGTTCGCGGTTTCCTCATACACCTTGCTTCCGTGAGAAAAGTTGCGCTTGCTCAATCCTGGTTCGTTTCCCCATCCAAGAAATTTGTCATGCTCGACATATCGGTTCCATGTTTCCATGAGCTTCGCCGTTGTTCCAAGATCGTCGCCGAGAACTGCGCCGTAGCCCATGTAATTTCGTAAATGGGTATAGGCCAGCGCGAGCGATACGGTGGAGCTTCCCTTGCGTCGAGGTTTTAGGATGATGATGCGGCAGGGCTTTTGATTGTCCCGGCACCATCGGTAAACCGCGAACACGCGGGATTGAAAGCTGTTCGCTGTCGGGCGGATCAATTCGCCAGCGCGGTTAAGGATTGTTCCGTAAACCTCGAACCAGATTTGCGGGTTGTCTCGTATCTTGAATGATTCAGCGTCGTTGTTCATTTGTCTATTGTTCCGGCAAGTCGCAAGTATTCCATACCAGCCATGAAATTGCTTTCCCTGCATCGGCAACTTCGGCGGCTGTCACGCAGTTGTCGCTAATGATTCCATGATCTTGCAAGAGATTCATCGTCTCAACTTCGTTGAGTTTATTCTTTTCGATATAGTGTTGGAGGCTGTTCTTTTTCATTAGACAATTCGGGATTTAATGCCATCGAATTTCCATACAAAACTCAGTTAATTCTTCTTCATTATCATCAACTGAGTCCCTGACTTTTTCACAGGTTTTGCATTGGCAAAATCTCACATTTCCTTCTTCGTCATCCTCGTCTTCATCATATGCTTCACCGCACGGCCAAAAATGAACTCCATCACATGCATAAGCGGCAATACCGACGCCTCTTGCTCCTTGGGTTTCCATGAGATTCCTCCATACCGCTGAGACTTTGATCTTTTCTCCTTTTGGGGAATGCCATGTGACTTGATCTTTTTTTCTTTGGTTCTTCATAGGGTTTTCAATCTTTGGTAAAGGCTGTGTCATGGGCGTTGCGCCCGAGTTCGGCGTGATAGGTGTGGGGCGACATGACTTTGTAATCAAATGCATGGCCGGGCTTCACAAAGGAATCGTCGCGCCAGATGATTCGATTGTTGGGTTGGGCGGCGATTTGTCCGCTGCCGTCTTCCAATAAAAGCAAGTGGTAGCATTTATGTTCGGGAGGGTAGAGGCTGTAGCCATTGTCGGCATGGTCGAGCGTGAACCAGTAACTTGCCGGCACTAGGGAACCATCGCGCTTGCGGTAGTGGCATCCCATTTCGCGGAGGTATTCATAGCGGGTGACGCTGAAATCCCATCCGTGGGAATCCCACATTTGAAGATCGGTGAGGGGATGTGTCGGGGCGTTGCTGTCCGGCGGTTCCCATCGGAGCATTTGCAAGGGTATCCTGGCCCATTGCGCCCCGCTTTCACACAGGATGGAGAAATGCAAAGCTCGGCTCGGAATGCTGGTGACTCCAAAAATCACGCAAGGTTCCAAGCCAGTTGTTCCGTCCATCCCTCGGAGGATGTCGCGGCTGACATATCCGTAAAGGTGCTGGGGAATCGAGGCGTTCTGGCAATGATGCGGATTCATTGGGTGATAGATTTGTAAAAGCTCATCGTTTTGGATTTCGGTTTTGGTTTCTTGGGGAGCCGCTTCCGTTTCTTCTTAATGTCTTTGTGCTGCCAAGTTTCGCAAACGAGTTCGATGGTGAAATAATAATGGTGCTTCGCACACATTCTTTTCCGGGCGACTCCCGTTTCTGTTGGCCGCGACTCGATGACGCATGATCGTTTTTTGCATTTCGGGCAGTTCACTTGTCTTGTTCTTTATTCATCGTAAAATTCTCTCCATCTTTGCCGCCGTTCTTTTCGGCGGCGGTATTCTTTGATTATAGATTTTTGGCCGAGAAAATAACTGGCCAAGCAGGCCGCGAGGGAAAGTGCCACAAGTGCCAAGGCGTCAAATTCATTTTCCATTTTTAATGTTGGGAGTTCGCCGGCTTCTGTTGGGAGTTCGCGAGTTTATGTTGACCCCTTTTTTGCCTGTGTTGGGAGTTCGGTTGAACCAGTTCGGGAAATGCCCAAAGTCTCGGGCTTGTGTCACGGATTTGTTTTGTCCGCATATTTCACATTTCCCATAGTGCCATGTGGAAACATGATTCTTGGGGATTCCGCGGCCATGCTCCTTGCCGCAGGATTCGCAGGCCCAATCCGGGTATTCCAGCGCGACATATTTCCCTTTGATTTTCTTGATGTTGGTTGTGATTTTCATTGGCTTTGTTCTCGCTACCAATTTTCCTCGCCACAAAATTCTCGTTCTAACTGGATGATTCTTGCGGCGATCCGGCGTTTTTTTGCTGCCGGACTTTTTGAGTCAAAGTTAAACGGCGTACCATTCCATGCTTCGTGTTTTTTTAGCCATTCTTTCATCTTGATTTCGTCGGGATCGTTGGCTCGGAACGCCTCGTCTCTGAATGGGGACTTCCTTTTCATTTCACTAGCTGTCCGCACAATGGGCATTCGTAAAGGTTGGCTCGCTTGTCGGCTTGTTCTCTGGCGAGGATGTAGGCGACAAACAGATAAATCCCGATTATCACCACGGCGGCGGCTATGGTTTTGATTTTTTGAGTCGGCATGAGTTATTCTTCAAATGATTTTGACTCAGCGTTCAGGCGCGGGTGGGTTATCCGCTGGACGCTTTTGATTTTCCCCGGCTCGATCCCTAGCCGTTGCGCTACGCTCTCGGCATTCGGGCTGGATATTGCAAAGCGCCGGCTGTCTTTGCAGATGGCGAGGTAAATTCCTTGGATGTTGGTTTTCATTTTTTAATAAATGTTACTGGAAACTTTTTGAATTTTAATGTAAATGATTGCTGTTGTATTTATTCCTTCACGAATGTTCCCTCGGGCGTGAGATAGCCTTTGCGGTCTTTGATTTGCTCATAGGCGCTGTCCAAGCATTCCGCGATTTTGATTTCCTCGATGGCACAATAATTGATGAGGCACACCAGGATGTCGCCTACGGCGTCAATAATGCCGGCCTCGTCGCGTTTGGCGTGAGCGTCGGCAAGTTCCCCCATTTCGCTGATCGCTTTCAATAGCTGGCTGGTCGATGTTCCGTTCTGGATGATTTTTCGCGCGGTTGCCCACGCGATGATTTTGTTTTCGGTTTGTTCGTAGGTTGGTTTCATTGGTTTTGGTTTTTCCTGTCTTGTCTCCCCACTGGGTTATGTGTGGGGAAATTCTGGTTTTTTTGGCGGCTTCCCTAGTGAAGCTCCATTATTCCCCTCAAATGTGTGGGGGATTTAGAAAACCCCTCAAATGTGTGGGGGATTTAGAAAACCCCTCAAATGTGTGGGG